AAGGGAACCCCGCTTTGGGCGTTTGTGAGGGACATGACGGGAGTGGGGAGCACCTCCGCCAACCTGTTGTGTAGCCTGCTCGGCTGGAACCCCGATTCAGACGTGCGTAGAGTCAGGTTGGAGTGGAAGGGTAAACTAAAATGAGAATACAAGTCAGTGTGGCGTCTCGCAAAAGGGACGCCGGAATAGAGAAGGATGGTGTCGGCTCCTTAACAATGAGGGCTGAAAACGATTTTGATCGCAAAGTGTTAACTGCGCTATGGCATCTTTTTGGCCTGCGCGGTTTGATGAGTGTAAAACAAAAGTTCGAATCCATCACTTTCATGAGAAAGATACTCGACTCCTATGGATCAATCAAAAACCCGGAAGAAAATGAGCGGCCAGCTCAAGGTGAAGGAACGGACGGGACTGACCAAGACTGAGGAGGAAGCGCTGCTGCTCTTTTGTCTGTCAGACGACTATCCGCGTGAGCACGTAGTGGAGAGGACGGGAACCAAGTTCATCCTGCGTGGGGAAAGAGAGGCGAGGTTGCTGTGGAGAAGGATCAAGAGACAGAACCCTCAGTTTGACAGAGCCTATGGCACCTTGATCGCTGGCACAAAGATTACCGGATACCTATTTGATTTTGAAGCAGACTTTTGGGAGAGGAAATGGCTGGACCGAATGTAACGGACTTGAAAAAACAGGCTAAGGAGATCTTAGGACCGCTCAAAGGGTGGAAACACGATTGCCACGCGGCGAGCGTGCGCCTAGTGAAAATGGGTTTTGGCACTCGGGTGGCGAGAGGATGGTGTGACGGTGTGCGCGGACAGCACTCCTGGGTGGTGATGGGAGACGACTGCTACTCGCACAAGGCCCTCATTGTCGATCCAACTCTCTGGTCCTACCGCGAGGACGTGAAAGGAATCTACGTTGGCAACGTTCAAAAGTATGGGCACATACCTCACGGGCACGGCTCCATCTGGGAAGCCGGTAAACCAACTAGAGGCAATGGCCCCATAATCAAGCTCACACCGGAGAAGGAGCTGTCCGCCGCGGCTGACGTCTTTCTGGATCTTCTCGGTCCCCTTGACTTTCAGGGCTGGAATCAGTTGGCTAACTCTCCGGTTGGTGGTTGGCCGGCAAAAGAAATACTCACCGCGATCTATCAAACCAAAGACATCCGGTCAACAATACCCATAGACATCGTGGGAATGGTTACGGACTTGAATCCACACGGGCTGTACATGAGGGAAAATGGCAAAAAAAGTTAGTGACGAACAGTTTGGACTCGTGTTTGCTGATGAGGAGGATGGTGGCCTGGTGTTTGAAGAAGACACGGGTCTAGTGTTTGACACGGACAGCAACCCCTTGGCGGACATTTGCGAAGGCGACTGTCCCATGTGCTTGGGCAAGACCTGTCGCTGGTGTGGTTTCGGGTGTTGGGATGTCGATCAAGTGAACTGTCAACACGATCTACTTGATCGACATCGTTGGGAACCGTCAGAATACGCCCGTCGCAGAGAGCGAATAATCGCGGAGGTTCGAAGACATGGGGCTGAGCACGTGCTGGAGACGGTGCTCGCCCCCGATGAGTACACAACCATAGACCGTGTCGAATGTTTCAAGTGCCACAAACCGGTGGAACGTGGGTCCTCCTGTCTTTACTCCCTTGAGGGCACCAGCCACTTACGATGTAAATAGTCCTTCTTTTTCAGCGTCAGGGTCGCGGTTGATGGCCTGATGCTCATTGAACTTGTCAGGATAACGACGCCGCAACTTCTCGATCACCTTGAACGCCGCCTCTCCAAGCTCCTTGTCAATCGCGCTGAGGGCGATGGCCAAGTACCATAACTTGTCTCCGATCTCCTCGAGCAGGTTTCCCTCGTCCAGTGGAGATCCGTAGAAAATGTGGCGTTTGAGTTGATCGGTAAACTCTCCGGTCTCAGTGCACATGCCCATGGAGGCGTGAATCAATCGTATGACCTTGACGTCACTGAGACGCTTTGAGATGGCCGCAAAGTCGGCGGACTCCGACCTGATGGCCAGGGACACAAAATTGTTAAGGGCGGACTGTTCCGTCAGTTGTTCACTCATTGAACTTTTCTCCTTGGTATGTTGATGATGTTGATGGGTTCTTCACAGGCCGCGCTCAGTTGTATCGCCACCGCCACGGCCTCCTCCACACTGTGCCCTAAGTGCAGCGCCGCCAAGGCGAAGTCACTTCCCGCACCAATGGCGAAAAATGTGGACACCTCTTTGACGTAGAAGCTGTGGAACAAAAACACGCGCTCCTCAAAGATTAAAAAGTAACTGTTGTCTAACTTGGCGTTGCTGTCACCGGCGCTCTTGCGGTGCCACTCTTGGAACTCTGAGAAAAAGCGAATTACGCTCAGCTCATTGGGGGCGTCTGGCTTGTGGGTCTGACAGAACAGGTGAAAGAGTCCTCCCTCCGCGCTCCATCCGCTGTATCCCACGGTGACACCGTTCTCTTGAAAAAGCTTGGCGAGCCTGTCCTTTTCCTGCGTCCACCCTCGCAGCCTAATGCTGTCGGCGCCTATCTGTATTTGCTCTCCCGTGACAGTCACCGCCACCACGCTCATAGGTTTTTCTCCTCCACCAAAGATATGAATTCACTTGCCCGGTCACTCAAATGATTCTGAGGGTCACCGGTGACGACAGATGGCCCCTTCTGGGTGTGATACGGGCACGGTTTTCCAACCCTTTTGTCCGAGCAGTACGGGCACCTTCTCGAACTGAGGGTTGTTTTCACCCGCTCCTCGGCTTCGAGGCGCTTCCAGGTGGCGGTGAACTTACTCACCGAAGGGGCGAAGTTGCTGTCGTGCTCGTTGAACACTATCTTCGCCACCTCGTCCACTCTGTCAGCCATCAGACCAGCGTCCCAAAAGCGTTTCGCCCAAATATCTCTGTCGCGCTCTAACTCAGCGGTCGTCATCTTCCGGGACGAGAAAAAAGTCCTCTGAATCTCCTCCAGCAGCTCCCGGACCTTCATCCGCAGCAGCAAGTTCTCTTTCGAACTCCTCGAGCTCTTGCCTGTCTCTTGTTTGGAGTTCGTCATGGGCGACGGTGCTCGAGGGTTTGATTGGTTGTCCGCCATTCTTATTTCTCCAGTCAAAGTCACCTGGTCTGTACTTGTATCGTGTCACCTCATTGTCAACGAAGGTATAGAACGTTAACCTCCAGGAAACCGCCAACTTTCCATGGAACACGCTCTTGAACTTGGTGATCATGTAGTCAATGTCACCCTGGACAAACTCCGGGTACTTGGTGTCTATCCAAATCCTCATCGCCTCGTTGAGGGTGAAGCGCTTTGCGTCAAACTTCACGCGGCGGGCCTTTTCCTCTTTTTCTCTGGGCACTTCCACGCCCCACTTTTCGCGGAGCTTGGACTCCTTGACCTTGCCCACTCTCAAGTCTTTGTTGATGTGCGCTCCAGAGCCAAAGCACTCTCGACACAGTGGCTGAACGTTGGTGATATTGTTGTTGCCCTCTGGGTTTATCAGCACCGGCAACACCTCTTCTGAAGCGCCGCATCCAAGGCAGGCTCCAGAGAAGTAGTCCGACATTTGTCGCCACAGATTAAGCGTGAATGGGGACTTGGTGATGAGAGTGCCAAAGCGCTGGTTACGTGATGACACATTGTTGCCCCAACGCCGATTCATAGCCTCTCTTCCGGCCTTGGCCCTGCGCTCACGGCGGCTCATCATTGACTCCCACTCCTGCTCCATTCGTTTTTGGTGCCAGCGATTGTCGGTTTGTAACTTCCAAGGGGCCATAACGCTCTCGCGCATTATCTCCCACTGCTCGTAACTCACCCTGGCCCACCTCGCCAGCACCTTGTCGTCATTGGGAACTGTTCCAGCGGGTTCCTCTTTCCAGGCCTTCAGCAGGAGAAGAAAATACGCCCCCACCTCAGCGGTGTCCATCGCCTCTACTTTGGGATCGGCCGCGAAGTCGTTAACGTAACAGGGGAAGTACGGGGGTTTGGGCATCGGTCCGGTGTTAAGCCCTCAAATGCGAATAAGCCGTTTTGAATATGCTTGACAGCGCAAGAGCTGCCGCCTCGGTCAAGTGTTTATCCTTCAGCAATAGTTCCTCAATCAATTCTGGAGTTGGACGACAAGGCTGAACAACCACGACACTGCGGGGTTGAGAGGGAAAGAATATAGCTGACCTCACCTCCAACCAAGAGCACAGCGTTTCCAGGTTGTCAGAGTCAGGAACACCCTTGGCGTTCTCTATCCGAGAGAGGGTGGAGAAGGGAATACCAGTGACCTCACTCAACTTTCTCTGACTCCAGCCAAGGTTTTCCCTCTTACTCCTCACCATACGGCTCAATTTTTTGATGGCCATCTGTGACTCAGGTACGTTCTTTTTCAAAACAGCGTCTCCTCATTCACTATCTTCATGAGCACCTCTCCGTGGCACCGTTGTGGCGCGCACCAACAAACCAGGTCTCTCCCAGCCAACTCACGCTTTGCCTCCTCAACCAGCTCTGGCTGAGACAGGAGCCACTCTTCATACTTGGAGATGGCCTCCTCCCTTGTTGACACCTGCTCAGCGGTGCCGGGAAGATGTGAAAACGGGTTACCCCACTTACTGGGTCGGCCTATGTAAATCGCTTCCGGCGGATAGTCACCGCGCATGTTGAACAACCGCGGCTCTCTCATCTGGTGATGGTCACCACGTTGAGTGGAAGAATTGGTTCCAACAATAAGCGAACCTCCTCCCAATTTAGGTTGCCATTTCTACACCCGGGTCGGGGGAGATAGAAGAGCGTGTCAGACTCCCTGTGGGCCAACTCTGTCAAGGCCAGGGCCGACTTACATATGAGTTCCGGGTCCGAGTCCCGGTACCACTCGTGCTTTGTGGGAAAGGTGACCAGGCGTATTTTTTCCAGGTACATTAGCACATTGCCATTCTGCTGGATGTGCTCCCCCAGTTTTTTCGGCAGCCACGGCCATCTTCGCGCCGCCTCCAGTGCCACCCCAGCGCCCATCACCGCCTCCCCATCCCGTTTGACCACACCATTGGTGGTGACACACGCTATGCAATACGGGTCCTGCGAGTAGAAGTGCCAAATATTACCGCGTACTTCTCTCATCGAGTTTTTCCTCCATCAGTTGCTCTCGCTGCTGACCGTTGATTATTCCCCGACGGCACAGATCATCCAACACCCATCGCGGGTACCTGGCCTCACTCTCCACAAACCGATCGTCAACGAACCCACTCCTCAACAATGGTTGAAAGGCGTCGTGTATCTTGTCTCGTCCCATCATGGGAGGAACTTTGTTTGACAGTATTTGAAAGACTATTTCCTCCATGGTGAGGTACGCCTCCGTGGCATCCTGTCGGACTTTTCCAAAGATGAGTTGCTCCAGCCTGTAGGTGAGCTCCCGCTGAAGGTACTCTATGGCCTTAATGTCATTAACCAGTTGAGGTCCCAGCTTGCTCTCCACCCACACCTTAATCGTGCCGTGATACGTGCGAGAGCCGTCTTTGTTGTCTTTGGAGGTGATGCACACCGCCCGTTTGGAGATCATGCTGCGTTTTCCTTTTGAGCTCGACAACGCTCTTCAATGTGTCCCCGCTCGTGACGCACACGGCTCAACGTGGGTGTCACCAACTCAAACTTTTTGTCGTCAAACTCCTCGCAATGAATGGCCTTGATCTTTCCCACCACGCTGTTGGTTTTCATCCAACCACGGCGTTTCTGGCCCTCACTGGTGTATAGCTCCCTCACGATCACAATCGGTCTTCCACACCCTCCGCGCTTCTCTCTACAGATGAGCATTTCCTCTATTTGTTGGCTCACGACAGTATTATCCCTCCCGGACCTACTCGATGACTGTCTTCATCCAGGGAATGGCACTTTTCCGCCATCCACTCCTCCTCGTACCACATTCCACAAGCGTCACAAATGTATTCCAATATCGGCGGGTGACAGGCCCAAGCCTGACTCTCCTTCTCGTACTCCCGGTGGCACGTCTGACACCGCCAAACAGCTTTTGGTCTCAAAGTTGGAACTCTCCTGCGACCCTGCTCTTGAGCTCCTGAAACATGCACCCATTGCCCACCACGTACCCGTTTCTCGTCTTCACCCAGACCTCCAGCGATCCGGAGGTTTCATTCTTTTTGATCTGACCGTTTGAACCTATGAGTGTCATTGGCAGAGGCTTGTTGCTCACCAACTGATACGGTATGAAGTGTCGCAACGCACCGTCCTGAATGACCGCGCCAACATTGCCAAACCGCCACAGCTCCAACACTCCTTTTCTATCCTCAGGAGGAAGGCACGGGCGTATGGCGAAAGACGGAGTGTTGACTTTGACCGCTCCACGAATCCAAGTTGAAAAATACTTCTCCAAGTCCGTGGGGCAAGTCTGGGGGTTTGATGTGCGAACAGCCTCACAAAACGCGTTGAATGCCCCGCTCTCTTTGGCGATGGTGACGATGGGGTTTTCTGGAACAACCGGTTTTGGAGTGGACTCTTCTTCATCCAATGGACGCACGCTTCGCACGTGCACCTCCATTCGAAACTTCAGCCTCATGTTACAACCGGGACAGTTAAACACTTTGCTGTCTCGCTCCTCGGTTACGTCCACGACACCCTCGATAAGCTGAGGATCATCTTCCATTGGATGCCGCCTCCCTGAGCATTTCAGCTTCCCACTCGTGAATTATCGCGGCCTCACTCACGGTCAGTTGTATCAGATTCTGACCCTTGTCCGTCATATCAATCGCCCTCAAAAACTCCACGGCCTTAGCCTCTGCGCGTCCCATGTACTCCCAAGGAGCTGTCTTGTAATTGCGAAGGCGTTCCAACGCCTGTGCCCTGGTGGTCGCTTTGAATATGCGACGCTTCATTTCCCAGTCAACCCAGTGCTCTTTCAAAGCGTCTCGTATGGCGCGCTCTTGATTTGATTTGAAGATGGCGGCCCCGAGCACTCGCTGTGTTCTCACTAATGGCATATCGTCCCTCACTTGTCGCTGGAAAGTGCCCTCAGGGCCGCTTGAATGAGCGCGTGATTGGCCACATCAGCTTGACCGATGTGCCTCTGACTCCAAACATTGGAGACCCCTGTTCCTCGCTTGAGAAACTCAGCGTCATAAATTATCCCGTCTTTGCCCCTCGGATTGGGACAGGCATAAAACCGGAGTAGATAGTCGAGCTTCGCCATCCGTTCCACTATGGGTAAAAAGAACTGATGACCATCGCTGGTTGTGTTTGTGTACCAAGGGAGAGGGTCCGCAATGCCCTGTGAGTCATCCTTACCATTCCGGTACATCTGGGCGTTGCAAGAGTTACTATCCCAAGAGTACTGAATGAGACCTGGAAAGTTCACGTCGTCATAAAAGAGGTGAACCTCTCGGCCGTGATACCACTCGGGAGTGATTATCTCCTCCCGAAAACCGAAGATTATCTTAACCACAAGAATGTCCCACTGAGAGCCCTCCGTCACAGCGAACTCCTCAGGACGCTCATTCAGCATATCAATGGCTTCCCTTAAATTCATGGTTAATACCTCTCCGTCACCACGAACAACGACGCCCGGTCATTGTCCATGCTCAGTGCCATCTTGATGGCCCAAGGCACGGGGGTGACAAACCCTTTGATGCGCACTCGATCTTCTGGGACTGCTTGGGTGTAGTGGGCCAAAGCTAGATTGACGTCTAATTTGACTACCACCTCATTAGTCTTAGTCTCACACTGATTGAACAGCTCCGTGTCAAAACATCGGTAAAAATACACTGTCCAGTTGGTGCGCGCCGCGGCGGCGCAGCTGTCGACCGGAGAGTGTCCGATGAGAGTTAAAAACAGGTCCCATCCCTCGCCTTCAATCTCAGGGCCAGCCTCTTCTTTGAACTCCCGAGTCATGGCCATGTCCGGTGATTCTCTCTCTTTCACCTCGCCGCCAGGACCATTGAGTAGGCCCTTTTGCCATTCCGGTCGAAGCTTCTCAATCAACACCACTTGGTCACCGTGGTCTGTGAAAAGAAAGCCAACAACATAAGACTGGTGCACAGGAATAATCCTTTCCTCTGATGCAAACGCTCGTGAGCCGTTGGGGGTGACGGCTCACTCTGCGCTTGGACGTTACTTGACCTACGCCGGAGGGTTCTCTTCAACCGGGGCTGGGGTCTCGTCGGGTTGATCTTCCGGTGTACCCGCGCTGAGACTCAGGATGTCCGCGTCACCCGGAATGACGTTGACGGCGAGCTCCGCCACCAATGGAGTCACTCCGTCACCGGTGTCCGCGTCCACGGTGAGACGCACGATTCCCACCGCCTCATCTCCACCTGCACTCTGAGGATTGGCCTTGACCAGGGCGCTGAGCTCATTGTTTGGGTCAGGCGTCACCGTGAAGTGACCCGGATTGGTGCTCTCCCAAACAGCGGAGCCGGCTTGAATGGCCGCTGGTCCGCCCTGTTTGTTGGTGAATGAAGCTGTCACGTGAAACTGTTGGTCGTTTTTAAGGTTCATCTTTGTAATGTCTCCCTGAATTAAGTCACCCGCGTACGTTCGCACGAGGGCAAATCGCAAACCAGCGGACCGGCTCTGGGTTATGGCGTCGGCGACCCGATCTATCGCCGACACAAGCAGTAGGATGCAGCGTTTTAAGTTGGTTACCTTCACGTCAAAGAAGGCTTTCATTGGCAAATCCCCCCTCTCAAGCACTCTTTGCCTGAACGTTTACTTTCCGTAGTGGAACCGTTAAATACTGGAAATCAAAGTCCGCCTCCAGGGGAGAGAAACGCACCGGCACTTTGTCCTTGACTTCTATGGACACGTCACCATCAAATCTCGATAGCCCGTGCTCCACGTGATCACAGCGAAGGCCTATCTCCACCGGCTCAGTTGATTCTTCCGACCCGGTTAAGACCATGGACTCTTCGGATTCCCCCTTAATCGGGTCTTGAGATTGCACCAAGACCGTGTTGTGGGAAAAGGTGCACCACACGTCCCCTTTTGGCCCGGAGGACAACGCCGCCCGTTTGCAGAGGAGTATGAAGTCCTTCACCTTCACCTGAAACCTCTTATCGTATTGGCTCGGAATTATCATCTCCACGTTGGGGAACTTACCAGCCATGAGCCTGGTGGAGATAAACCCCCTCTCTGTGGTGACGCTGAAATCGTTCTCACTTCCAGCGATAACAGCCTCACCTCCACAGTCAGCCACCTTCAAAATGGCTGTCACCGCAGATATTGGAACAAGACACTCCATTTCTTTGAGTACAGTCACCGGTGTTGAAGCCAACGCTACTTGATGCCCATCAGAAGATCTTATGGCTAGGTTGTTTTCTTTCGTCTTCACACTCACGCAGGTGAGCATCCAGGCCCCCGAGTTGTCCTTCGCCGCCGCGATGTGACCACACGACATCATTTCCTTGAGAAGTTTGGCCGGCAAGGTTGCGTACTTGACTGTGGCCACCTCTGGTTGAGGGAACTCCTCAACTCGGTACAGTGGCAGCTTGTGTCTGGAGCGTCCACTCTTAACGATGAGCACACTGTCCCCCAACTCAAAAGAAACCTCGTCCTTACTCAAGAGCTTGACCAGTGACAGCAGTTGTTTGTAGGGCACGCACACCTTGAAGTCTTGCTCAACCACCGACAAGAACTCCGTGCTTACGATCATGTCCAAGTCGGTGGTGGTGGCTTTGACCGAGAGACCAGAACCCTCCAACATCACGCAGTGGAGTATCGGCTGAGTTTTCACCGAGGTGATACAGCTCGACACCAGATTCAGCGCTGATGAGATGACCTCTTTGTCTACTGAGAAGGTCAAATCACACCTTCCGTGACTTCAAAAAAGAGGGAGTTTGGTCCGCAGAAAGTCAGCCCACAGTGTTTGAAGTGGGCCAACACGCCTTTCTCTTTCAATCGGACCACGGCGGAGTTGATCATCGCCTCTGTTTTGTGTATCCCACTTCGAAGATGGAGAAGCCCGTGGCGACCTCCCTGGCGAATCACGGAGTCAATCACATCCATCTCCACCTCATCCAACTCGCGAAGTTTCTTAATCAAATCTTTATCCATGCTCTTCCGGCCTTTCTCCACAGGTATTCAGCGTTGTTCGGGTAGTCCTCCAAAAACACGATTCGTGAACAGGAGGTGTTTAGAAGCAGCTTTGTGCACGACACGCATGGGCTGGCCGACACATAGCAAGTTCTGATTTTATACACGTCCGGAACGGTTATGACAGCGTTCTGCTCCGCGTGTATGGCGTCACATAGATCTAATCCCTGGCCAGACTCAAAGTTAGCCCCTTGACATGGAGAGTCTAGGCAGTGTGGTAGTCCTCGGGCCACGCCGTTGTAGCCCATTCCCAGCACCCTGGTGTACTCATCCACCAGGATACAGCCGACAGCCCTTCTGACACAGGTGGAGCGGGCGGCCACCAGGGGAAGCATGTCAGTGAAGTAAATGTCTATCGCTGGGCGCTTCATGGGAGAACAAGGTCTCCAATCTTTAGGTCATCCTGCGCACCTGTGAAAGTGGCAGCTTGAATTTTGATGCGCTGACGCCTGGCGATAGCTATCTCTCCGGCCACCCCCACAGACTTGTCCCAACCATCAAGAGTGAGCACCCAAAGTTGATCACATCGTATGAGTATGTTTTCATTCTGAGGCTGCCAGAGCTTCCATCCTCTTCCAAGATCCCGGTGAAGGATCAATGGGTGATTATGCACAATGGGAGAAAACACAGATAAGCCCATGTGGAGCACCGTGCAGGCTGCTCGCACGGCAGCTTTGTATCTTCTCTCCCGTATCTCTGGATCGGGAGAATTGTACGGGCTAGCTAAGTAGATAAGATTTGTCATTGAACTATACCAGTCTCCTCAATCACATCGTCCTCAAACACCAACTCTGGTTCAGGGTCCCCTTCCATAACCAGTCCAGCCCAGCACTGATGCCCCTCTTTTTTGACGTCCCAACACTCCAAGCACATCTCTTTCTTCTGCGCCCAGCTCGGAAAACCTTTGGACACCTCAACTGGCAGGAAAGTCTCTATGTGTCTCTTCTCCATGGCGTCTCTGAGCTGAGGGATGATCATTCTCTCTTCATCGTAGGGCACCTCAAAAATCAGTTCGTCGTGCACTTGGAGCAGCATCTTGGTGCGACACTCAACCCTCTTTAAGAGCTTGTCAACTTCAAGCATGCTGCGCTTCACAATGTCGGCTGAAGTACCTTGGATAAGATAATTGACGGCGGTGTAAGCCTTATCCCGAACAACGTCATAGCGTCTTCCGAATCTATTCTTGACGTAACCACGCGTTTCAATGGTGCGACTCACGTTGCCTATGAACGCCTTGGCTTTGGGGAAGCGGGCGAAGTAATCATCCTTGTAAACTTTGGCCTCCTCCTCCGATTTTTGAATTTGGGCTGCTAGCTTCTCTAGCCCAATTCCGTAGATGAGACCAAAGTTGATGGCTTTGGCAAGAGTCCTGTAGAACTTCCACAGAGCGTGATCTTTGTCGACGTGCCACACTTGGGCTGCGACGTGGCCGTGGAAGTCAAAGTTGGGGTCCTCAAGCAAGGCCGTGAGTTGGTCGTCCTTGACGTAGTCAGCAAAAACCCGCATTTCCATCTGAGAGAAGTCTATGAACCAGAGGTTGTGCCCCTCTCGGGGAACGTATAGTCTCCTCACCGACACGGTCAAGTCATCATCCACAAATGAGGTGGTCACACCCTTGACTGTGGCTCCAGTAACAGAGCTCACTTTGGTGCCACCGGAAAGGTCCACATGTTGCCCTTGATAGGCGCCCAGCATGGCCTGAAAGGCTTTGAGCACCTCTTCACTCATTTCCTCCCCCAGCAAGTTTTGACTACCGCGGCTGATGTTTTGGAGGTTCGGCTCCTTACAGCTCATGCGTCCCGTGACAGTCCCCCAAGGAAGGAAACGACAGTGTAAGATGTGGTCCTTCCACTCCAATAGTGGTTCAAAGTAGGTATTCTTAATCTTTTCAATGGTCCTGATTTCAATGATCATTCCCACTGCCGGGTGATTGAGTTGCATCAGCTCCGCAACGCCCCACTGGGCCTTACGCTTTCCGGTCTTCACATGGGGCTTGCCCCAGGCCACAGGTTTTACACCAACTCGAGAAAAGGCCTCGGTGAGTTGGTCCGTGCTGGCAATGTTGAACTCCATACCGAAAATTTCCCAGACCTGCTTCTCCAGCTGCCTCAACCTGGCCTCCAACTTGGGAATACGGTCCATGCAGTAGGCATAGTCAAACTGAACTCCAGCGCGCTCCATCTCCCAAAGTATCTTTAGGAGGTGGCACTCCTGTTCCCACACGTCCTGCTGTCCGGTGTGGTGAATGTGTTGGACCAGCGTCTCTCTCAACTCCCAGGTATTTCCCAAGTCGCCAACACAGTAGGGACCCACCAATGAGGCCGGGGCTTGATCAAAGTGCCCCTTCCAGCCTCCACGCTCAAGCTCCCTTATGAACTTCTTTTTCCATTGATCGTTCTTCTTAAGAACATTGTGCACCAGGCCATCCAGGCTAAGGTCTGGGTGCTTGTCTGCCGACTGAAGGCGTCCCCCAGTCATGGTGTCTTCCAACACCTGGTGCTCACCTGGGATGTATCCATCCATGTGAAGCGCCGTGACGTCGAACTTGATGTTGTGACCGATGAGCACTGGCACCCGCTGTATGGCGTCCATCACCGTGGGGAGCGTCTCCAATGGGAGGTTGTCGTTGGGAGCGGTGATGTTGGCGAACAGCGGCATGTCACCTTGATTTATCTGATGCCTATAGGAGAGATAGAAGTAGTCCTTGCCCTCCAATCCGAGGCCGATACCGCACAGTCGATCTCTTTTCCAGAGTTCCACACCCGTGGTTTCCGTGTCTAACACCGCCTCCTTGGCGGAAGCTAGCATCGGAAGAAATGCCTCAAGGTCATTGACTCGGGTGATGATGTTCATTCGAAAAATGGGTCAAGGAAGTAAACAGCGCGCTCCACTAGCTCATCCACGTCCGTGTCATTGTTGACTCTACACTTCTTCATCTCACACTGAGCGTAAGAGAGATCGAACAAGTCCCGTTGGAGCTCAAACTCCCTCTCCTCCAACATTGGTTCCCTATTGCGAAATTGCATCCACAGTTGAAACCAAAGCGGATACCTGATGTCCACCAGGATCACCACGGCCTTTTCTAAGGCGGCCAACTCCATGATGTCTGGTCTCATGATGGAGGGGCGACCAAAGTATTCGGAGTAGACCCGCTCGGACAAGGAATATCGAGTTTTAACAAATCCTCTTCCGGAGTGGACGAATTGAGTCTGTTGAAGGTTAATGCCTCCCACTATGTAAGTCCAAGCGGTGGAGTCAAACATCGTCAAGCCCTCTCTGAACGGACCGTTGTCGATGTACATCAGGCCGTAGTGTTGAGCCAGTCGCTTGGCCAACTCGGTTTTTCCGCAACCATCCACACCCTCAATAAAGATGATGGCGTCCTTAGATTCCATGTATCTCCTCTATGACTTTGGCAAAGTTTGGGGTGTACCTTACATAGTGCTCGTTGACATAAAAGTTTTCAAGCACTTTTTCATGCGCGGATGTTCCATAGAGGTTGGTGATCATGTTGTACTTGACTGGGCCAAGCTCATCCAGATTGGAGATCAAGTAGGGTGGCATCACATCTCGAAACCAAGACTGACACTCAAAACGGTTGAGGCTCACTGGCAGGGCTCTTCCATAGGCCACAACCTCCCTGATTGAGATGCCACCATACCGCTCATGCTCGTACAAACAGATGCCAACATGCGCCCTTCTGCAAATGTTCACATACTGATCTCTTGTGAGACCTCGACTCACCCAGATCTTTTTGTTGGGAGAGACGTTGAAGTTGAGTCTTTCCCCGAATAGCTCCAGTGACTCTTGAGAGTAGTTGTCCACCCAGCGGCTGACAGGTGACGGGCCGGTTTCCACCAACACGTCCCAGCCCTTGTCCCGGGAGGGATTGCAAATGATCACACGCCCATTCGTGCTGTCATCTGTGAAGAGTTGGAACACCTTTTCCCAGTTGGTGTACTTGGACTCCGTAATGCGGGCGGGAAAGACGGCCGTTAACTGGTCAAATTTTTTTGCTCGAGGCTCATCTGCCAAGCCGAGTTCATCCAGGTCCAGGTAAGGAAAGTGCGTGGCTGATGGCGTCATAGCGAAGGTCAATGGTATACCCGTGTGATTGAGGGCCTCCTTCCACCCCTCCAACGAGGATCGACAGTTGAACACATTGAGGTCGCTGCTCAAGTACCCGTCGAGCTGCCTCCAAAAATACGAGAAAGTATTGCCATTGCGCCAACTTGTCACGAGCTTGTTTTCGTGTATGTAGTCCGGAAAGTGGTGACAACTGATGATCGGCAAGTACCGAGGGCCAAGCAGAGCTCGAATGTTTCTGGTGATCTCAGGTATGTTGTTGATGACGGCGTCAGCGTGGGTCAGATGACTTCGCCAGTCATTGGGGCAAAAGTTATATCGATTGATGATCGGAGACAACTCCCCGTCACCCCACAGGTATTGAACATCCAGTCGGTCCTGACACCCCTCAACGAGTTTTGCGATGTCGCTGTAGAACACAGTCTCCTTCACCACGTCCGCGGGAGGAACTATCACTCTGATCAAGTACCCCGGATCTTCCTTATCGTTTTCCAAGTGATTCTTAAAGTATTTGAGCACGATCTTGAGCATCAGGAAAGCTCCATCTGCGTCGATGAAGGCGTACTCCTTATCGTTCATGCTGAACTGTGGTATGTAAAGTATTCGCTTTCTATTTTTCATAGGCTGAGCTCCCTGTCCGCTAATTGAAGGGCGGCTGGAATGGTTTGATGCATGTCCCAATACTTGTAGCTGGCGAGACGTCCCCCAAATAAAGTATCGCTCTCTCGGTCAGCCAACTCCCTGTACATGGAAAACAGATGTAAGTTGTGAGCATCCCCAACGGGATAATACGGAATTTTCCCCTCCGCATAAGTGTCCGGGGTTTCATAGGTGATCCACGAGTGCTTGACGCTCTTCATCTGAAAGTGGTGGTGCTCTATGATGCGCGTGTAGTCCACCGTGTGGTCGGTGTAGTTGATGGCTGCGTTTCCCTGCCAATCCGGAACTCCGTTGAGAAACACGTGATTAAACTTCAGACCGCGATACTCAAGGCGGCCGAATCGATAGTCGTAGTACTCATCCAGCATTCCCGTGAACAGTGTCTTCTTGGCCAGCTCGTCAAGCGCACGCTTGTCCTTGAAGTAGTCACAGTCTAGAAAGACCTTCACTCCCTGAAGCATCTTTTGAAACATCGGAGTGTAGCCACCGACCGGTATACCTTGGTAAGGATCATCAAAGTAATTGTCATCATAAGTGAGACGGATTGGTATTCGCTTCAGTATGGAGGCGGGAAGTTCTCTAGGCTCTCTACCCCACTGCTTCTTGGTGTAGCCATAAATGAAGATGCGATAGAGCCACTCTCCCAGCTGAGACAGGCCGTACTCCTCCAGATTTTGAGGATCAGCTATCCCCACCTTGGCCCTCTCTCGTGCCAACACCTCCCGGGCCCGGTCAGGAGTGGTGCATCCAAACACCTGGTAAAGAGTCATCAAGTTGATTGGGAATGAGTAGATCTTATTCTTGAAGGCCACCTTGGGACGATAAGTAAAGTGATTGAACGTGGCGAATTGATTCACGTGTTCCCACACCGACTTGTTAGTGCAGTGAAAGATGTGAGGCCCGTACATGTGGATATTGATGTCGTCACGGTCCTCAGTGTAGCAGTTACCCCCGATGTGGGCCCGCTTGTCTATCACCAGACAGCGCTTGCCGGCTTGAGTCATTTTCCAGGCGAAGGTGGCACCAAAGAGACCGGCGCCAACGATCAAGTAATCGTACTGTTTCACGCCTCCAGCCACTCCTTTAACTTCTTGTCCAATGGCTCCTCATACTCAGTTTCTCCCAAGATGAGTATGCGAAATGAATCAAGTGCATATTTTCCGATGCCTGGCAGTGATGCCACCTGCTCCACGTTAAATTGATGGCCATCTTCAAAGGTGTCAAACACCGCGCTCATGGAGATGATTCGAATGGAGCGCTGGCGCTGAAAACCCAGTGGTCTCAGCACCTCTTCCATGTGTCGCACCTGACCGATCACGTAGCGCGGTCCAGGAAAACGCTTAAAAAACTCCGGCATGACCTTGCGAGCCGCGTCGCCACTCACCTTATTGAGACAGATGCAGCACACCAAAAACTCCCACAAGTTGTCCTTGTGCTCATTTTGTAACAGTGGTGGTTTCACCTGATTGGGTGTACCCCTTTCTCACCAGCATCGGCTCTGACTCCATGCGGATAACCTTTTCAACCAACTCCTGCTGACTGGAGAAGTAGTGGGCTGATCCACAGTTCTGATAATATCGCCCCATGACCAGCCTGCCTTTGTAGCCCCACTTCAGGCGGTTGTAAACGTACTCCTGGAGCATGGTGAAGTTGAAAACGTCATAAACCAAGGTAGTGACCATGTTGTTACTGCGCATCTTTACTTGGCAGTGGAGCTCGTTCTCACGTATGAAAAAGGAGAGGCTCTCAGTGCAGGGAAACTCCTCCTTGGTTCCCGTGCCGAGCATAGCCAAATCTCCCTCGTCCAGGATGCTGATCACGGCTCGCCTACTTCCAGGGTCTCTCTCCAGTTCTCCTATCACCGCATCGAGTTGCCTCGCCACTCGAGGTCCGTATGCCGTGGAGAACTTTGGAGCCTGAACATCTGCTTTGTTGGGATTCAAATATGACTTGGCGTTAGGGTTGACGTCGGCCACGTACTCAAAATCGTCACATCCATTGAGCATCCAAATAAAAAACCTCATGGCAAAATCATAGTTGGTGGCTCTACCTTTGTTCCAAACCAGACGGTCATACGGATTGGTGAGCTCAAAAGAGAGGTTCAAGATCTCTCTGGCCTCCTCTCCCCTGGTGTTGACCACGTATTCCGGGCGCTCATTCAACTCCGTCAATATTCGGATGTACAGGGACTCAAAGCTACAGTCGACAAAGTATTTTGTGCTCACTCGTTGTTGTGCTCCTCATCAAATCTCTGCTCCACTAGCTGGGACTTTCTCCAGAACTCTCTGCAAAACTCCTCTTCACTGATACACCAGATGATGGCCAGCCCCCAGAGAAACTTCTGCACGTCTATCATCTCTTGTGCCACGTTCTGAGGATTGAGATTCTCCGGTTGTTTGCGGTGTTTTTTCCAATCGGTGTTTTGCAACACTTCGGTGAGCTCCGCGTGGAGTGAGAGCAAGTATTCCCTTGTCAGGTCGGTCCTTTGCTCATCAGTGAGGGAGTCGAGACTCAGTCCACGCGAGGTCAACACCTTCTCGGTGAAGTTGCGCTGGCAGGCGTACATCGCCTCAAAGTCCATACCGGGCCCAGCCACCCCCAGCAAGTGTCGGCGACCGTATATGGCGCACATGACGATGCTCTTGAAAAAATTTCTCTCATAACGTGACACTTGATCCGGTGGCTTTCCAGTGGCCAAGGACGCTGCTGCACGGTATGGATCTTCCCTGAATGGAGCGATGTCTATCTCTACGTTATCAGTGTCCAAACTTGTGTACTCCTTCCAGTGTCAGGATTAACTTTGGTTGATCCACTGAGTTTAACCCTGTTGGCTCTGCTCAGCGGCTGGAGATGGGGAGAAATGTAATCCCTTGGCACACCCATGATGTCGGCTATCTCCCACGTCGGCAATCCTCCAGGGTTCGCAGCTAGGACCTCTAGAATCCTTTTCCGGACTCCTTCCGAGTCTACCCTCACCGCCGCCTCTTTGGAGGTAGCAGGATCTTTTCTCCTCGCCCTCAAGGGAGGAAAACTTAGAGAGTCTTGAACCACCTCTACCGGCATAGACCCCCAATCGCTGGTGACACCACTGACCTAGTCGCTTTTGCTCGCGGTCTTCACGGTCTTTGACGTCACGTTGTAAAAAGGAATGTCCGCCAACTCTACCGGAAGGTGACCGGCGTGGATCATCTCTTCCGTGTGTATCAAACACATCACGTTCCAAAGAGCGGCGGAAAGGTGATCCTCACTGCGATCACCGAGGCGCCACTGATTGAGGTGCCGTTTGGCCCCATCCTCATACCAGGACAGAGGCATACCCTTTTCCCAGTTTCGACAACCCCCACCCTGCCTGTACTTGATGTCAGCCAGCTCCATGTGAAGGGCTAAGCGCTCGAGCGCTATGGGACTGATGGCGTCAAAGCGACCCTTTCCGGTGGCCCTCTCTCGAAGGGCTCCAGTGGGCATCTCCACGCGGTGACCCGTGTCGTTGAGTCGCCTCTCCCCAATGCGGCGGTCTTCGGCGATTTGACGGTCACAGTCCTCAATCACCTGTTCGTTTTCTGCGATCAACTCGGGAATGGTCATGTTGTATCCGAGCTTGTCACGGGCCGCCTTCATCAAGGTATGGAACAGCTTAGGATCTGGCGACACATCCCCTTTTATGCCAGCCCAGGTGAACTCCGACTCGGCGATCATCGCGAGCCTATCCATCTCGGCCACGGAAAACCGCAGGTTAGCTTGATTAAAACGCCGATCCATGTAATGTAGGAACTCAACCTCGTTCATTTCCAAGCTGCTCTTCTCGCTCACACCGCCACCTCCGCTTCGATCTTTGGCCAAGAGTCGTACCCGTCGAGTTTTAAGTCCGTGTACCGCATTGACAATAGCCGCTCCAAGGGTGCCAAACCCACTCTACTATCGCCATCATTTATCTCAAGCACGGGTAATGGGCGTGGCTCTCTGGAGAGAAGTAGCTCCACTTGCTCAAGGTGATTTTTATAGATGTGAAGGTCACCGAATGAGATGATCAAGTACTTGGGTTCGTACCCAGTGCAGTAAGCGATCATTGAGAGTAGAAGGCCATAGGAAGCTATGTTGAATGGAAGACCCAAAAAGCTGTCAATGCTCCTCGCATAGAGGTGAAGGGACATGTACTGGTTTGGATGCACCTTGATCTGCCACAGCGTGTGGCACGGGGGAAGAGAGACTATGTCACAGGACTCGGGGTCCCAACCGGTCACGATGTGCCTCCGACTGTTTGGGTTGTTTTCAATGTCGCACATGAGACGGGCGATCTGATCCACTCCCCAGGCGGAACTGTTCTGTATACCCAATTCCCTTTGGTATCTGACGGGATGGTAGCGCATGCCGAAGTGGCGCCACAGCCAGCCATACACCGGGCCAAGGTCTCCCGGTTCCCTGCGGAATTTTGCGCATTCCTCCGGGGTGGCCCACTCTTTCCAAATGTCCACCCCAGCCGCTCTTAGTGCTCCTTCATCGGTGCTCCCACTGAGAAACCAAAACAGCTCTTCCGCGACCCAGCGAAAAGGTACACGCTTGCTGGTGATCAATGGAAACCCTGTGCGCATGTCGTGAAAGAACACCGTTCCGTCAAAAACGGAGAGAGTTCCCACGCCGGTGCGATCATCGTGACTCTCCCCGCATTTCAAGATGTGTTTGAGAAGATCTTGATAGGCTTTCATGATGTTGGTCTGAGCCTTTTCTGAACGTTCACTCTAGTCCAATATGACTCTTTGGTCATCTCCTCCAGCCAGCGCACTTCTTTGCCCTGTGACAGCGCGTAAGTGATCTCTTTGAAAGTGCTGTTGCCGATGTAACCGCCCCGGGACACCACATATATGAAGTCGGACATGTCTATTTTTCGGAGGTGAAGGGCGTCAAGCCGAGATTTTAAGTCCTCACCCAACACGTCTTCCGGCACGCCGCCACCATCACTGTGAGTGAAGGCTGTGATTGTGAGCACGACGCAACCGTGCTCCATTCCCCAATAGCGTTGAGCCTCCAAGAACTCCTCTTTGAATTTGGTGGAACCGCACAACGTGACCACCTTTGGCCTGTCCGGTTTCCGCTGGCCTGAATGGAGGCGTTGATCATTGATGTTGGCCTTGGCTTCCATCATTTGTTGGAGAGATGCGATAGGGCTGAGAAGGTCGTTCTTCGCGGCCACCTGGAGAAGTATCGTGAGACAGAGGCCGCAGTCGGCGGCCTCCATCCTAACATTGGTTAGGTTGCCATTTTCATAACTCAGAGCTATCGCCTCTCCCAGTTCGCCCACCTCCTCCAGGAGTTTCTTGTACACCTCGGTCAGCGTAGCTCCCGGGTGACGGCGGAGACGGTAGGAATTCACTTGTCGCTCGAGTTCATTCATGGCCCTCACCTATTTTTTCACGATGGTTTTCAAGAACGCTATGAACTGCTCCATGGCTTTGTGATTGAGACTCTCAAGATCTACCTTGAGCACACTCTGCACAGAAGCAGCGAGCTTGGCGTTGAGGCGTTGAGCCTCTTTGTTTGCGCGCTCCATCTGTTCATCCGTGTACTTCTCATCCTCACTCTCCCAGGTCAGCCTCTTGGGAAACGTGATGCCTCGGTGTTCCACTCCTGGCTGATTGATCGGATCATCTGATTCCTCAGTGATCACGGTCTCCGCTGAGCCCTGGTCCTCAACCACCTCGCCTTCAGTCTCGACCGGGAGCTCATCACTGACCAGTCCAGCGTCCTCGTCGCTCACTGGCTCCGCGACCGTATCTGGCTCAACGTCTGGTTCACTCACGGATGGAGGAGGATCTTCCTGTTGTTTTTTCGGCTCTTGCTTCTTAGAGTCCGGCTGCTTTCTCTCTTTCTTGTCCTCAGCCGGCTTAGACGGTTGAGACGGGGCGGTCTTTTTCTTGTCGGCCTCCACCTGCTCTCTGGCTGCCGCGTTGCCACTGGCTTTGGCGCTGGTGTCGTCACCCTTGCGGTCCTTGCGAGTGAGCTTTCGCACCTCATCCAAGTTCTCCATCACCGACTTCCAAGAGGTAATCTCCTCATCTTTGAAAGCGCCCCACAGTGCCTGAAGGTTGAGTATCTCGGCCGGTGTGACTTGGTCCAGGGAGTGTTCCAGGTAGTCCTCAAGATCAGTGACCTTGACCCCAAAGCGAGCGAAGGCGTCAATGATGCTGCGCTTCGCGGCCTCCGGATTTTCGGTGATTCCCTTCTTTCTGATGTCCAGGATGATTCGCTTGCACTCCGCCTGCAAGTCGCCCGGCACCAGGCGAAGCGTCTGCGTCCTCAGTGCTTTGGAAATGAGCGCGGCCTCTTTGTTGAGTAGGTCATCGTCAGTGGCAGGCACTATGAAAACGTCACGTCCCTCACTGTTGAGGCGTCTGCTCAAGTACGTGCCGTCGCTGAGTGGTTTGCTGCGCTCAACCGTCTTGCTTACCGTGATGGTTTTGGAGTGCGAAGCGTTGGATTCCAAGTCGAGGATGAGCACCTTGATGGTGCGCTTCCAGTCGTCTTCGGAGATGGTGAAAGCTTCGCTCAACACGTTGGTGAGGCAGCGGATGGCCACCTCGGCGAAGCGGATTCCCAATCCCTCGACACCTTTTCCGATTGGCTTGTGATAGTAGGCGCTGGGGTCGTTGGCGAACTCTGGGTTGCTGCACTCCTTGATCAAGTTTTGACGAACAACGTCCCACTTTCTGGGGTTGTTGAGGGCCATCACGTACCTGGCCTCAACCATTGCTTTGGCCTCCGCGGCCGACGCGGTGATGGAACTCTCTATGGATCTGTCCACGCGTTCCATTTCATTCATGCCCCTGGTGACAAGGGCCTGCTGTCTGGCGGCATCCGTTGCGCTCATCTTCTACTCCTTCAATTTTTTTGGTAAGAACTTCCGTGAACCGATCCTAGGAATCAGGTATTGTTGGTATAACTCTGGCTCATCTTGTGCGAGGAGCTCTTTGTTGAGCTGCTCCCCGTCACGGTCTTTTTTCCAGGTGGCCAGTATCTGTCCATTGTGCATGAGGTGGGAGGCATCTTTCATAAAGCTCTTGATTATGAGCTCTGAGGCGCTGACCTTCTCCTCAAGCTCTTTTATTTCCTGTTTGGTCTTCATGAGGCTAGAGTGCGTCTCCACTATAAAGTCCTCCGCCTCAACTATCGTTCCGTTGTCTTTTGGATAAACCAGCTGAAAATCGCTCAACCTTTCGGGTCTTGGCAAGCGCTCCTCTTGTATGCAGTTCCAGACATAACTCGCCCGCTCGATGATGGCGTACTCCAGCTCCACGTCAGCCGGCACCACAAAGACCTTGATTGGCGGCAATTTCCCGGTGAGTAAGAGTTTCAGCGCCTCTTCATTGATGAAGCACACTGGTATGTGGGTTGTGCGTATGCGGGAGACCGCCATTTGAGCCTGAACCTGCCAGAGGACGCGAAGCGGTATTTCATCTCCGCCGTCTCCCCAATCACTGCGTTTGTACCAGCCCACAGTTTTGCACTCCGTGTTGATCCGTTGCTCTAGCTGAATGGCCACCTCGTCCAGGTGGGCCCCGAACCACGGGTGCTCGGGATGGAACATAGTGTCCGGAGATCTTTCGTATGACAGGGCGGGATATTGCTGCTCGTAGGCGTCCAGCACTTTGGGCTCAATTATTTGACCCAATTGGACTTCTACCACATCATCGAGGTCGGCTGGCTCCTTTTGTCCAAGCTTCTCCATGGCGAGTGGGACGCTGTCTCCGGAGAAGATCCTCGATACGTCGCTGGCAAATATGCCCTTCTTGCGTCTCTCACGCTGCTCTTTGGTAATCATGGGGGATAGTTATAGTCACACGTACAGTGCGCGACGATTGGTCGCTGAGAAGGCCAAGCTAAAGGAGTGGATCCTTACGCCGTGGCGCTCAGGTTCTCAAGGTCCAGGATGCGCTGGATGCGCTCCAAAGTCGATGAGAGCCTGGATATACCTGTTTTGCTGATCAGAGTCTTCGCGGGCACCGCGTAGTATTCGGCCAACTTCTCCACGTGCTCGATTGGGGCTTTGGCACGGCCGCACTCATATTGGGTTAGTCTGCCGTGCGGCACTCCGGCCGCCTCTTCCACGTCTGGCTGACTTTTGCCTTGTGAAACTCTGAGGGCTCGTAGTTTCTTGGAATTGATCTCCACAGTCACGGGGTGAACTTTACATCGCTGGAAAACAAAAGTAAACCTTTTTCCGTGCGCCTCTGTGTTTTATGAACAGGTCCGTGGAGACTTTTACAAATGACACGTAAGACGTAAAATCAAAAACAATTTTACTTTTTTTTGACCAGGTGATATGGTGGTTGAGGTTGAAAACCATGGGGCACCGGCTGGCCATGAGCGAGTCAGTGGTCCATGGTCCAAGTGAAAGGACAAAAGACAATGGCCAACCGCGACTGGGTCAAAGTGGACCTGGACGGACTTGAGAAGACACTCTCCAGACGAGGCAAATCAATCATTCTTGGCGAGCTGGTGCGAAACGCGTGGGACGAGGACGGCGTCACCGTAGTCACCGTAGACACCCTCAAACTCGCTGGCACTCCAAAGGCACAAATCCGGGTCATCGACAACGCACCTCAAGGTTTTCAGAATCTGGACCAGACATTCACCATGTTCGCCGAGTCCTATAAGAAAGGTGACCCGCTCAAGGCGGGGAGGTTCAACGTTGGCGACAAACTGGTGCTCGCTTTTTGTGAGGAGGCGACAATCGTGTCCACCACAGGAGGCGTGGAGTTCACGGCTGAGGGGAGGAAACGACTGCGTCGCAGTCGCAAGTTCGGCACCGACGTCGACGTGCTTGTGCGCATGAACAGGGAAGAATACGACGAGCTACTCGCTTACGCAAAGCGCCTGATTGTGCCAAACGGAATTCGATACTTGCTCAATGGCGAGCCAGTGCTGCAGCCGACGCTCGTAGCTGAGCTCCCAGGAAAGCTGACAACAGAGATCAGCGATGCGTCAGGGGTGCTCAAACGGGTACTCAGAGACACCGACGTTCGAGTATACGAACCACTTCCGGGAGACACTCCCGCCCTGTATGAGCTCGGTATACCAGTCATGGAGCTCGATGGCAAGTACCACGTTGACGTGCAGCAGAAAGTGCCACTTACGTTGGAACGAGACGCGGTCCCTCCGAGCTTCCTGCGCCAGGTCAACACTCTGTTGGTGAATGAACTATTTGAAAAGCTCACACCTGAGGACGCCGCCGCCGACTGGGTGCGCACGGCCACGGGCTCAAAAGACATCCGAGTTGACGCGTTTGAGCAGGTGATGAAACTGCGCTTTGGGGACAAGCGAGTGGCGTACGATCTGAGTGATTCAGAGGCGAATAAGATCGCCGTGTCAGAGGGCTACACCGTGGTGCACGGAGGCTCGCTCTCCAAAGAGGAATGGAAAGTTGCTAGAGCGGAAGGTATCATCCGCCCAGCCGGACAGGTGACGCCCAGCCCCAAGGCTTTTCATCCTGGTGGCAAGCCTCTCAAGGTCATACCTCCGGACAACTGGACCCACGACATGAACCGCCTGGCGGTGTTCGCCACCAAGCTCGCTGAGAGGTTGCTGAACGGCAAGTTGATAACTGTGACCATGGTGAATGATCCCGCCTGGGGACACGCTGGAGCTTATGGTCCAAAGGGAATCTTGTACATCAACCTGCCCCGAGTCGGCGGACACACCTGGTACAAGTCTGGGCCGAGTGTGGAGCAGATGGAGTTTCTTTTTCACGAGTTCGCTCATGAGACCGTGAGTGACCATCTGAGCCGACAGTTCGCAGATGAGGTAGCCAGGCTGGGAGCGTCCACCGTTCTTCTGGTGATGGAGAACTATGACTTGTTTGAAAGGTGGGGAGAATGAAGCACACGCACACAGTGTTCAAACCCATGGCCATGATCGTGTTTACCGACGTGGAGATCAAAACTCTGCTGAAGTGTTCCGCGGCACACTACGACTATGAGTGCAAAGCGGCCGGCCAAGAGGGCGGGTTTTTATACGGAATCAACAACCGTCAGAGCATGGGCACCGACACCGCTCACGAGTTGAGTCCCCACCAGATCGACACTTTGTTAAAGATCATGGAAGTCTATGGGCACGTATTAAGGCCAGAGGAGTCTGGACCCTGGCTGACGCTGACTTCCGGGTTGACTGGCGCCTTCAAGGCCCTGAACGAGGTTGCATTGCTTAGATTGGACACGGAGTGACGAATGAACTTAAAACCCACGGTTAAACTTATCAAGGAACTCATCAAGGACTTAAAGAGCACAAACCCCTTTCTCACCGCCGCCATCAAGTACTCCAGCGACGACCGAAAAGTTGAGATCGACTTGGACGATCTCACCCTGGAAGAGGTGGAAGCCTTTCGAGTAGTGTGTGAACGCTACAAGAAAACCAACAAACACGCGAAGGATTTGGAGTTTTACATCAGGCAGTATCAAACGTTGCGCAAAGATCCCACCGGACGAACAGTGGGAAAATTACTAGACGTTCCGATTGCCGTCAAAGGATTCATGAAGGACCTCCCCAACAAATGGGTGTTCATGGAGAACAAAGACGACAACTGCGCACTCCCCTGGTTCGTGGAAGACGTGGAGTATCACCCGCCTTACAAGCGAATTCCGGCCTACGTGACCATTGAGCTGAAGGCCTTCAAGCGTGGCAAGGTCGTGTCCCGCAACGTGCACCTCCACCGCAGTGACATGGGAAGAAAGATCGATGAAATCCTGCTGTTACAGGGCCTTTACATGGAAGACCCGGCAGCAGTGGAAGAGCATCAGAAACAGGTCACTCAGTTCAAACTGACAATCAACAATTTAGGGGCTCTCTACATGGCGGGGGGAGTGGCGTATAGCTTTAATGAAGACCGTGACAGTTGGCGCGGGCCCACAATGCTCCAAATGATTCGCGATGGGCGTCAAACCAAGGTCATCATTGACGACAATCCGGAGAACGACAGCGACAAGGCGGAGCGATCAACCAAGTCAGAAGATGACACAGCCGACATGGCCTTTTGGACCAGCGCTGAGGAGCGTCAAGAGCTGAAGAACAGTGAAGATGACGACATCGGACGAGAAGAGGTGGTGGTGAGCCCCCCGTCGATACCGTTGCATCCATACGTTCGCTGCTTTGACATGGACAAGCACTTGTTTGTGGAGACCCACATCTCCAACCTAACAGAATACAAGTACGATCCAACCCTGATTGAGAAATTGGTGCTTCCCAGCGAAACTAAGAGCCTCATCAGCATACTGATGGAAGGAAGCCAATTCCAGTTGGAGGACGTGATTCAGGGCAAAATGCCAGGCATCATCGTCATTGCCACTGGAGAACCTGGCACTGGAAAGACACTTACCGCGGAGGTGTTCTCAGAGGTGATAGAGCGCCCTCTTTACGTGGTTCAGTGCTCTCAACTAGGGATTGACGTAGACACGGTGGAAAAGCGCCTTCGGGTAGTGATGAGACGAGCCCAGCGCTGGAACGCTCTACTACTGCTCGATGAGGCGGACGTTTACATCCATGAGCGAGGGGACGACATGGAACAGAATGCCGTGATCGGCATTTTCCTCCGAGTGCTCGAGTACTATCGGGGAGTGCTCTTCATGACCAGCAATCGCGGTGACATCATCGACGACGCCATCATGTCGCGGGCAACGGCCTGGATCAAATACGTTCGTCCGGAGACTACGGATGAGGTGCGCCAACTGTTTCAGATATTATCCGAGCAGTTTCAGGTGAAGTTCAAAAGCGCCAAAGTGATTGAGGCTATGATCGGAGAATACCCACGCCTCTCTGGGAGAGAGATCAGGAATGTGCTCAAATTGGTTCGTTTACTGTCGCTGAAAGAAAAGAAGCCAGTTGACGAGGCAATGCTGCTTCACGCTGCCAGCTTCCAGGACCTCAGCGGAGCCGGTCAGCGACCGGCGCTTGAAGTACTCAGCAAGGAAAGGGCGGCCAAATGAGAGTGGGAGAGGATGCGCACATACCGGAGGTGGTCATTGAAGGTCGAGAGCGCCTGTGGGGCTGGTTCGGACTGGACCGCGCATCGTTTCTCACCTTGCCACGCGTGCTCATGCACGAGATGCCAGATGAGTGGCAAAAAAAGATGGCGGCGCTGTTGGAGGAATACGACGAGGTGTTCAACAATCAGCCGAACATAGGATCTAAGGTGTTTATCACTGACCTCAATGGGAGGCTGATCAAGACGCCTTCCTGGCTGCTGAACTACAGGCATCCAAACAAAGAGTTGATCGAGAGTTTCAAACGACCAGTAGAAAGGAAGACAGACTAATGGCTTTGAGCAACGGACAGGACACGGTGGAATCAACACCCGAGGTCATCAGCGCCCTGAGCGCGAATGAGGGTAAGAACTGGCTCACTATGGGTGACGCCATGAACGCGGCTGGTGTATCCTCCTCCACCATTCACAACTGGATAACGCGTAAGCAAGTGGTGTCCAAAAAAGTGCGGGACAACAGTCGCGCTGGGTTCCACTACGAGGTAACCGAGGAAAGCCTCATGAAAAGAAAGGCAACAAAGAACACTCGAGGGCGCCGCAAAACCGCCACGAAACAGCACTCCCAAGGAAAAAGGAAAGGACAACAGACACATGAAGACCAAAACCAAAAAGACACCGGAATCGACCCCGTCTCCTACCTCTACGGCCACTGCGAGACTTTCATCAGCATCTACGCGAGAGGCATTGGCGTATCTGAGGCCGCTCTTGCCCGCGGGGTTGCTCAGCGCCTTCTCGCTTCGACGGGCGGGTAAGTACTTCGGGCTCTCCATCATTTGCCCCACCTGTTTGGCCAAGCCTCCGCACGAGATCAAATATGGGTCGCAGCGTTGGCGTTGGTTGAGCGTACACATGACGCTCCACACCAAGAACGGGCAGCCGTCTAAATGATCGCCGCAACCACCATCGGAGGCGTGTTACGCGTGGAAGCGGAGATGCGCATACCCAATGCCAAGGGCGGGGTGTGGGACCCCGCCAGGATCGCCAAACTTGTTCAATTGATTCAGGATGTGGTGAACGCGGCGGAGATGGTGGATGAAGCCGATGCAGCAGTGGCCTCAAATAAAATCAAAAACCATTTTATTTTTGAGCGCCCTCGTGATAAAGTTGGAGTAACAAAATGAAGCGATTACACCTCTATATACTGTTGAGTGCGCTGTGCGTAATGGCCCTGATTGCCTACATCGCAGCCAACGCCAACAGCGCTGATGTGACCATTGAGGTGGCTGGCCCACCGGCCGTTCACGAGGCGCCACAGACGCCAGTATCCAGCCCTCCTCAAGACGTGTTCATCTGGTTCAATCACGAGGCGCAGGCCGCTTATCTCAGCGACAAGCAGTGGTCCTCCATGGTGGAGTTGGTATTTTTCTTCGGCCCGGAAGGGCACTCCAAGGACACTGGCGCCATCGCCAAGTGCACGCTGAGCAGGGAGTACGTGGACAGCTACATCTCCAAAAGCTACCTCGGTGAGCTGAGGGTCCCCCGGTCCAAGTGCAGGGAGGTTCATCCGTGAAGTTTTATACGGGGGTGGGATCCCGGGAAACCCCAGAAGCTGTGCTTCAGATCATGGAGCGTATCGGCGCCGCCATGGCTCGAAAGGGCTGGACGCTCAGGTCCGGCGCGGCCGACGGGGCTGACGCAGCCTTCGAGCGTGGATGTGACTCGGTGGACTCTCAACTCAAGGAGATATTTCTTCCCTGGAAGAATTTCAACAATCACCCTTCCCCACTGTACGAGGTGCGGGACAAGGCTCTGTTGGAAAGGGCGGAGTTGATCATCTCCGTAATACATCCGCGCTGGAAGTTTCTCACTTTTGGCGCCAAGAAGCTGCACACCAGAAACGTGTTTCAGGTGCTCGGACAAGATCTTGAAGAACCATCTGAGGTGGTGTTTTGTTGGACCAAAAACGGTAAGGCTGTGGGTGGAACCGCAACCGCCATCAACCTGGCTGGACAACGCGACATATCAGTTATCAACTTGGCCACCATGGAGGTCCCCGAGATGTATTTGATTTGAGTTTGACGAAATGGTCTCTACGGTGTCAGCGCCTAGTCAGCGTCCTTCTGGAGACCAGTAAACGAAGATCCCGGTGCTGTTATTAGTGACACCGAGCACCGGGAAATTGAAAGGCAAAATGACTAAGCCAATGAACCCTTCCAAATTTACTAGAGAGGAGAATGTTCCTCTCACACTGCAACCAGGACACTACTATAGGTGCATAGCCGGAGATGGACCAGACATCCCAGCCGGCACGTTGGTGCTGATCACCAAAATTGTAAACACCACGGTTCACTTCGTTCACTTGGACCACGGGTGGTATACCGACGAAGCGGAGTTCATGCTCAAGTATGAGTACGCTCCCCACGGAAAAGAGGAGCGTGATCGAGAAATGCACTCTCTACTCTCGCGGTTGAGTGATATGCGCAGAGAGGAGGTTGAGCTTGGAGAGAAGCTCACGAACCTCGACCGCCCTCTCATCGCCCCACATCAAGAGGAGGCTGAAAACGCGGCCGCTCAGGTGGTGGGAAAAGATGAAGTGGCAGAAAATCAGAACACAGCGCTGTTGGTGCAGACACCGGACGCCATCCAGGCAAGGCGCATCAAGAAGGGCGTGTCGCTCATACGAAATGAGGCTATCAAGTTCGAGAAGCGCATGAAGGGTTTACAGGCAGACATTCTGCGCCTCAAAAAAGAGCAAGAGGCTTACCTGGACGCCATCATCAAGCAAGCCTCTGGTTTGCAGAAGCTCGTGAAAGTGGCGGAAGAAGTGATCTGGACGGTGAGCATATACCTGGGACGTGGTGAAGAGATTGTCCAAATACAGGAGGGTGAGCCTGCGGAACCAGGTGAAAAGATAGCGGTGAGACAACTCGTGTTGTTCGCGGATGAGGAGATGGCGATTCGACCCTTGGAGGGTGGCGCTGACTTCAACGACTTGCAAAAACTTGACGAGTGGCTTAAGGTGCCGGCCAATCTTCAGCAAGTGCTTCCAAACGTCCGCGGAGTGGTGGCGTTTCGTCCTCGCAGGAAGAGCAAGGACTACTTCGAAGGCGACAACAGTATGGCGGCCGCCATGGCCAACGCAGAAATCAACAAAAAGAATCACAAAGTTTACTTCCTGCTGAGAAACGGTGCCAACCTGTACCGTGTCACCACTGACGTGGAGGTGGGAGAGGTGCTGGTGCCGACTCCCACTGAGTTCGACAGTCTGTTTGACAAAGAGGAGTATGAGTGGGGTGGCAGGTTTGGCAGTGAGAGAAAATCTAAGGGTAAGACCAAGGTCAAGCCCGGTACGGCGGAGTTCGCCAAAGCGATGGAGATGGCGGATGAACTTCAAAGACACTATGGTCGCACCCTTTTGTTCTTACAAGGAATCATCGATAGGACCAAGATCTTCGCTCCCTTGATCGATGAGGCTCTCAGAGTTAACCTACTTGACCGAAAGAGTCACGAGTCTTACATTCAATATGTTTATGACGCCCAAAATCTACTTCCCACCGGCAAGCTGCCATTCTGGAAGTGGGTGCAAGAGGTGAACAAAAACGTCGATGTGGGCCACCGCATCATAGGGATATTCAATGATTATGATCACGGGGTGCATAGGCGAAACAACGATGGCAGAATTCACCCTCGTGGGGCTGAACTGCCAGAAAACCTTGCACTCCACACCAGGTTCTCCATCACTTATAAACGAACGGAAAAGGTTTACATTCCGAACATTTGGGTGGAGAGCAAAACCCGCCCCGGATGGGGTCACTATGGTGATTATCGGCTGCCCAAAACAAAGGCGTCGTGTTTGATTTACCGGGATGATCGATTTTACTTAGACTTTGACAATGTTGAAGTTGAAGACATGCGGTTCTACCTCCAGAGTCGTGTTGACCGGCACAATTACATCACCATGTTTCCCCTATTGGAAACCTGCCTGGAGCTCAAAGAGAGGGAGCTTCAGGAAGAGGCTCCATTTAGAAAGCTCTTGATCGCGCTGATGATGAAGGCGCAGTCAGTTTCCGCGGAAGAGGCGGAGCTTTCTGTGGATGAGCTGATCAAGTGGTGGAAGTTAAAAAATAGAACACATCGAGCGCTGTTGTCAAACGACAAAAAAGCAGCCGAGATGATAGTCGCTGAGTATGGACTTAGGTTGCGACGAATGGATGAGGTTTCCAAGCTCCAAAAAGAAACGGACACTGTGGTCAACCTCATTATTGATGCAAGCAGGGAACTCTATCCAGGCACGGACCTCATTTATCTTGGCCACAAAACAGGTGATCAGTTTATAGCCTTGGTGGCTCCGAACGAAGAAAATCTTTTTGTTCACGAAATAATTTGGGTTTACACAAAGACCAAGCAACGTGTTCGGGTGCTTGAAAAAAGGGAGTGGCGCACGGTAGATGGTCGTCGACTGCGCTGGAAAGAGCTACACACCGGACCACGCTGGGCCGAATGGAGATTCGATGCCAGGAGGGAGCAATATCTGAGCGGTCCCGAGATTGAGTCACTGATTCAAGGGGCGTGGAAAAGCGTAGAAGAGAAGGTTAAAAAGAGGTGGGATCGCAAAGAGGAGCAGGGCACGGAGGTGTTCTGGCCATTAGCGATTAGTCTTGACTACGATCAAGACATCAAGTTTTGGGTTTACGCAAAAAAACCAAAGCAGGACCCGACCGCCGACTTCCTAGCTGACAGGGAGAAATTTGTAGTTTGTCCCCAACTCATCACCGTGGACCTGCACTGGAAGCGCAAGCACGGAAAAGTGGAGGCGAGGTACTTTGGTGAAACCAGTAGTCACTACTGCCATGACAACTGGCACAGGGATCCAAAAGACAGCGACAAGGTAGAGCGTCACTGGGCCGTGTCTGACCGTGAAAAATACAGGCTTGAGCCGGGACAAGTAAAGAAGCGTCTACTCTGGGAGGACAAAGACAACATCAAAAAATTGGATGAGGAGTTTGAGCGCTGGAAACAAGCAAAGCACATATTAAATCGGTGGGATGATAGGCTTCAGGACTGTGTCAATCAAGCTAGAACCGCAATGACTGATCGGTGGGAGGCCATCATGTATCAGCACTTTCTCAATCAAGAGGACGGTGACCCGGAGCTCTGGGGTGATAGACTCTCCGAGCTGCGAAGTAAGCGCTCATTTCGCCTCGAGCCAGAGGGCTTTGAAAAAGCGTGCAGGGTGTTGATTACTAAAGAGATGAAGTTGGTGGGGAAAACGGTGGAAAGAATACTTGAGTCAGCTCCCTCTATCAAACTCAGTGAGGTTGAAGAGCGGTATCTTCCCCTGGACCTCAAAATAAAACCCAAGAAAAAGGGTGGCTCAACGCAAGAGGATGAAGAGACAGACTCAGAAGAAGATTATGAGGTAGAGCCAATAGATGAAGAAGAGCTGGAAGACGAGGATAATGAATAATGGGCTTCTCCACCTCCTTCATTGACCACCTCAAGAGCCAGGCAGACATAGTCACCATCGCTCAAGGATATATCGAACTCAAAAAGAAGGGTAACAACTGGATGGGCTGTTGTCCCTTTCACCGGGAAAAGACCGCATCTTTTTCAGTCAATTCCGAAAAAGAGATCTTTCACTGCTTTGGATGTAAAAAGGGTGGGTCCGTGTTTTCCCTGGTGATGGAGCTGGAGGGCGTGAGCTTTCCTGAGGCGGTGCGCATCGTGGCCGAGAAAGCCGGGGTGGAAATTCCCAAGGACGTGGTGTTCGCTGGGCGCAGTGAGGCTGACGACGTGATTCAGCTCAACACTTGGGCGATGGAGTGGTGGGAGGCACAGTTAAACGACACGGGAAGGCTGTCCAAAGAGCACCTGGACAAGCGGGCGATGCAGGAGGAGACTATCAAGCGCTTTCACCTCGGACACGCCCCCGACCGTTGGGACGGACTACTCTCCCACCTCAAGCGACAAGGCGCCACCAAACTTCAACTGGAGAGGAGTGGGTTGGTCGTCTTCAAAGAGGACAAAGTGTACGATCGCTTTCGCAATCGCTTGATGTTTCCCATCATGGACACCCACGGAAAGGTGATAGCGTTCAGTGGGCGCGCTCTCAAAGACGACGACATCAAATACATCAACTCCCCGGAAACGGCGGCTTATGTGAAGGGCAGCACTCTCTATGGCCTTCACTTGGCAAAGGGTGAGATGCGCTCCAAGAAATTCTGCATACTGATGGAGGGTAACTTTGATCTCATCACCTCGGCTCAGGCCGGTGTCACTAACGCCGTGGCCACGCTGGGAACCGCTCTCACTGGACGCCAAGCCAAACTGGTTTCCAAGTTCACGGACAAAGTGGTGATCAATTACGATGGCGACAACGCGGGATTGCAGGCGGCCAAAAAGGCGGTGGACATTTTACTTCTGGAGGGAATTGAGGTTAAAGTTTTGGTCCTTCCAGGAAGACTGGACCCAGACCAATTCATACGTGAAAAGGGTGTCGTTGAGTACAATCGTCAGCGTGGCCAAGCGAAGAGTCACTTGAGGTTTTTGGTGGATCAGGCCTGTGCAGAACGGAACTTGACTAACCCCGTGGAGAAGGCCGGAGCCGTGGAGGATGTGCTGCCACACCTTCGAGCTGTCACCAATCCCGTGCAAAAACGAGAACTATTCGACATGGCAATGGACTCCCTGCGCATAAGAGAGCAGTCCCTGGTGACTCACCTCTGGAGGGAGGTGACACGTGGGTCCGAGGCGAAGCGCATGGGCGACGTGGTGCGCAAGTCTACGCTCAAACCCACTCAAGCGGAGCTCGAGCTGCTAGACATGCTCTTCTCCAGCTCGGAGGTCAGGGACTTCGCTTGTGAGGAGCTTCAATCACTGGACCTGGAAGGGTTTGCCACCGGGGTGTTGTTACAAGCGGTGATGCACGTCACCCTCACCGGTATCGACCTGACGTTTGACAGCCTCTCGCCACACATCGAGGGGGATCGGTTGGCCGAGGAGCTGACACCAATGCTACTCCTCGTCACAGAAGAAGGAAAACTCTCAGACAAGGATAGGCTCATCAGAGCGAGTAGGTGCCTGGATGCGCTCCGTCGACTCAACCTTGATAAAGAGCTGCGCGAGGCTCAATCCCAGCTCGCACAGGCCCAGAGGGACGGGGACGTTGAGGCCCAGCAAAGTCTCTCAATGCGCGCGGTGGAGCTAGCGCGAAAACTCCAAAGATAGGGACTTTTCTGAGCCCTAGAAGCAGAGGTGGGTGTAAATTCCATGGCGAGTGACAAAAAAGGCCAGGAGAATCCTCTAGAGCGTCAACTGCCCCATAACAGCGAGGTTGAGCGGGCCACCGTCGGGTCCATAATGCTGGACAATGACCTGGTCTTTGAGGCAATAACCAGTCTCGGGGTCGACCATTTTTATCACGCACCACTGCGGTACGTGTTCGACTGCATCGTCACCTTGTTTCATCAGAGCAAGGAAATCAACCCCGTCACCCTGAGCCACGAGCTTCAAAAGCGAGGCCAACTGGAGCAGGTCGGAGGCTACCCCTTTCTGGCGAGCCTGACACTTGACATCCCACGTCAAGACTCACTGAGCACCTTCATAGAAATACTGGAGGGCAAGCGCATCTTGCGCCAAGCCATTAAGGAGGACGCGCTCAACACCTCCGAGGCCCTTGAAGGGGCAGATGAACCCGACGCGCTCATCTCGCGGCGTCTTCAACGCGCGATCGACATGTCCCGGGGGCAGCAAGGAGAGGGTCTCACCAGTTTGCACTCCATCGGCGCACAGGTCATCGAGAGAAGCAAAGAGCTTGTCTCTGGGCAGCGAGAGATCTCTGGACTCCGAACTGGTTTTCCAGACGTTGATCAAATGATAGGAGGCATGGAGAGGGGCAACTTGGTCTATGTCGCCGCGAGGCCCTCAATGGGAAAGACCAGTTACCTGCTCAACTGTATAGACAACATTACGGACATGGACCCTCAAGCCGTGATAGCCGTGTTTTCGTATGAAACCACCAAACAGGCTCTGTTGTTAAGGATGATTTGCTCCAGAGCCAGGGTGAACTTACAAAGGTACAAATCCAACTTCATGAGTGAGGCGGATTGGAAAAGGTTTGATCAAGCGATGTTTGAGCTCCGGCAAAAGAACATCTTCTTTGACGACAGCTACTCCACCAACACCTCCACAATGTTGGCAAAGTGTCTCCAACTCAAAGCCATAAAAGGCAGGTTGGACTTTGTGGCCGCCGACTATTTGCAGCTGATGCCACCTCCCCCAGTAAAACTGCGCTATGAAAATCGTCAACAGGAGGTGAGCACCCAGTCGAGAGAGTTGAAGGGTACCGCCAAGATCTTGGATTGTCCTTTGATGGCTTTGTCTCAGTTGAGTCGAGCGCCGGAATCAAGAGCAGATCACCGACCACAACTGGCTGACCTGAGGGAGTCCGGCTCCCTTGAACAGGACGCGGACATCGTCAAGTTCATTTTTAGAAAGCCCTGGTACTTAAAGCAGGCGGGACAGCCGGTGGAAGACCCCACAGAGTCAGAAGTCATCGTAGCCAAAAACAGGGATGGTGAGACGGGAACTATACCCCTTAGGTTTGATGAGGTACACACCAGGTTTGACAGCCGAGCTGACTTTTGAGGTGGTCCCATGAATATAATTGAACGTCTTAAGAACAGAGAGACCTACGCAGCACATCACCAATTTTTTCCCATAAACGCCTTGAGGAAGTGGTCCTCGGCTGAAGTTATCACCGGGCATCCACCTCCTCAACGTGAGAGCTGTTTTAAGCAGCTACTCTCAAAGTTAAAACTGCGACGCAGGCTGCGACGCCACTAGCTTTACCTCCTCACACAATAAACGTAGTTTCCGGTTTGCTCAAAGGAGTGGGGGTCACATCCATAGGCAACCGCGTTGTTCAATGTCGCCACGCGCTTAGCCTGGTCATTTGGCCACGACCAGTAACACCACTTGCCGATGGCGCACGAGTTTAGAGGAGGGATGGGCGTCGGTGTCGGCACCGGCGTGGGTGTTGGGGTTGGCGTTGGGGTGGGAGTAGGTGTCGGAGTTGGACTCGGGCTGGGTGACGGTGATGGACTGGGTGATGGACTCGGCTTTGGTGACGGTGTTGGGGTTGGCGTTGGGGAGGACCCCGCTTGCGCCGCCTCAAGCGCATCTATGTCGCACCCGATGTCTTTACCGTCCGTGGCAGCATTTTTGTATGGACTGCTTGCAACCAGCCTGAAGTTGGAGTTAGCTGCGTCCACAAACTGACCATCCAGCGACTCCGGATAGAAGCTGCCGGGAGGATATACGGAGGGCCAGTTGAAGGGACCATCGGGTGTAGTTCTTGGACCGGCGAGCACGTTGTTGACGTATGCGTAACCGAATTTATCCAAAGCTACACTTCCCATTCCAGCCCCGTCCCCTATGATTCCGTAGCCGGTGTAAAGGCCCAGGTTATCTCGCATGAGTGAGCCTGGTGACGGCGAGCCATGGAGGGTGGCGGTGTTGAATCTGCCGTTCTGTAAGTGCGTGTTGTGTTCGAGAGAGACGCTTTGCACGCCGCCATTTTGGAACCAAATGCCAGTCAACTTGAGCCAGAGGTTGTTCTTGATCCTGATGTTGCTTGTGACAGGCGCGCCAGGCTGGTCCGCCGGGTTGAAATCTCGCGCCACCAGGTTGATTCCTCCTTCGGTGTTTTTGATGATGTTGTTGGTCACATCCACGTTTTCTGTCACGCACCACGTGCAAGCGCCGTTTTGATTGGCGCTCTTGAGCAGGATGCCAAATCCAACCTGCACATCCGTCCAGGTGTTTTCAAAAATGTTGCCGTTGATCTTCACATTGCGCGCATTTTTCAGCTCAAACCCGTTGACCACTGACCAATGATTCAACCATGGCGCATCGGGAGGAGCCGGGATGGGAACAAAGGATGGATCGGCGGGATTCCAGAAAAGTGGTTTGAACGCGTGATTGCGCTCAAAGATCACATTGTCAGTGACAAGTCCCGGGATGGACGGGTCATTTCCCCCCAGCATGAAACTCATTCCGGAGCAGGAAAGAAAGTTGTCGGTTATCACATAAGGGCCGGTTCCGTTCCATCCACCGATAGCCTGGGTCTGCACCCCCTGCATGTGGATGTCACTGATCGTGTTGTTGGTCACGCTCGTCGTGCCGCTGTTGAGAGCCAATCCGCGTTGCACTTGTTGTAAGGTGCCGCCGTGAATCCAGCTCTTTTCAAGGAATAGGTCATGCGCTTGCTCTTCGACGGTGTCCTGCGCAGATCCATCGGAGCCAAATCGCACTATGCCAAATGCAGTTCCTCCGTCTAATGCTGCGGTTATCTCTAGTCCCCGCAGCTTGTAAAATTGAGCGCGTGGTTGTGTTGCGAACGTGGAGGTAGCGCTGTTTGTTGAGCGAATTCTCGCAAGTAAAGTCGCCTGTGATGGCCCGGCCCTGCCAATGATCCGGTCAACCCCAGAAGATTCGATGCTGATCATTCCAGGTTTCTTCTCGGGAAGAACGCAATCACAGACGTAGTCTTGATTCTCTTGGAGGACTATGCGCACACTGGGGGCAGCTCCAGAGTTGATCATGGTGACCGCGCTGTTTATTGCGGCTTGAACATCTCCACCGGCGGGAACGTTGATCACTGCCGCTTGGAGCATAGCTGTGGTGGCGAGTGGTAAAACTACAAACGTGGCTATTATCACAACGATGACAGCCAGCATGGGGTTAAATCGTTGATTCTTCATAAACATGGTCTTCATTGGGGGTCTTCCTTTCAGGGTTAGGCGGCCTCGTAACAGAACTGGCCAGCCAATTCGTCCCCAGTTCCCCACGTGAATGGGATTGTTGAGGACAGGTCAACAGCTTTTAGATGTGTGGCGGAAGCGTCATAAACTCCGATTCTGGCCACCGATGTGCTCGAGTAAATGATCACCCCTTCAAACGCGTTGGCTCCGTCAAAATGCCTCGCTAATCCAAAGGGTGTTGTCCCAGCCGTGCCAGGATAAGCCACGGCGGTGATTGGAAGGGCCACAGTCACGGCCCCAGCCACGGATGAAGTTGAACCGAGCGTCAAGTGAAACCGCACGTGAACCATTCGGCCCACTCGCATCCACTTGGCCACGATGGTTCCATTACCCACAGTGAGTCCAGTGAACGCTGGAGTGTAGGAGGTCCAGGCCACATCTCCACCAGACATGAACGCGTCCAAGTAGTCCCACACCGCAACCAATTGTTGCAGCAGCAAAGTGATTGGTCCGATCGGTCTCGTGAGTGCCACGACTGCTCTCCTATGGTCTCGTAAAGCTGGCGTATTTCCAGGCGCTGGGAGGACCCAAGGGATGCGCCGACTTTTTCCTCACGCCCACGTGAATTGTTGACGGAAGAGAGCCACTGTTGTCCTGTTTTTGCTGTTCTCCCGTGTAGATGTACTCTGGCATGTTGCGAAGCCAACGAGCATTTTTAATGTTCACTATGCGAAGGCTGCCGCCAAGGCCAGTGGTGTAGGGAACGTTGATGAAGCGCACACTGTACTCCGCCGTAAGGTCCAACGCTGTTCCAGAGACGTACCAAGGGTCCGAGATCGCTCCCAGGTAATTAATGTAGTAAGCGACGGTGCCATCAGGCTGAACCACCAACGTGAAGCGGTCTCCTTTGACCATGTGATATATCTTGCCGATCGGCGCGCCCTGAGGAATGATCACGTCTGGATTGATAGAACCGTGTTTTGTCCAGCCGGCTTTAATGGTGGCTACATTTCGAGCGACGCTGGCCAACTCTATTCCGATCAAACTGGGAAACAGGTTGTTGCTGATGGGGTCCTCCGGAACTTGAACCTCCAGCATAAAACCCCCCGCGATTTTAACCGGGCTTTCACTTTCCACATACGCCTTTAGTGGAGAAACATCCCACTCCGTATCGCTCTGAGTGGAGAAAAAACCACCAGGATCAAGGTATGTATATCGAGTGGTTGGTAGATATGAGACATCTGGCTGAAAAGCTTTCAGTGGTGGAGTTCCACTGATTCTCTGTAAATCGATGGGTTTGATGGTGAGGGGACCTCGCTTCACCGTACCACCACCATCGGCGGCGCTACGGAATATGAGCTCGTAAGAATCATCGGTGAGCTGACCCAATAGTGTCTCATCCAGCCAATCAAGCAACAAGTGTCCTCCAGCGCTTAAATCAAAGACGCCGGTCAACGTTGCTGGAGTCTCAGCTTTGAAGCTGTTGGCCTTCCAAGTGAAATTAACTTCGGCGGCGTCGATCAGTGACTGACCAAACGTGACCGCTCTTAGAGCAAAGGTGGTGTTGATGGCGGAGTCCGGAAGTGGGACAAACTTAACGGCATCGTCCAATAACACAAAGAATGTTCCCGCTAAGGTGTCACCAATGTGGTCGGCGGTGTTGTCCTGGCCATTCAACAGCTTGGTCAGCGTCCATCTATTCGGAAAGGCGGGGTCCTGCGTCGCAGTTGCAAATCCAAACACCATTTCCCCCACCACGGCGCGATTGGCTCCAGCCACCATGTCGGCCTCGGGAACGCTGGTCAAAAACCCGTCGTTGTAAAGATCAACCACAATTGAGCCGGTGTTGTCAACCACGGCGGGGTTTGTCGACAGGGACGTAGCGCTCACCACTTTGCCCATGATGGAGATTCCAGTGATCGTGGCCAAGCTTACCCATTGATCATTCTGCTGGTACCAAACGGTGAACCCGCGATAGGCTTGTCCGACGTTTGTCCTGGGACATCCAGCCACCAAAATTCCTTGAAGCTCCGCTGGAGTTCTGGCGGGAATGTCGATGTAAGCCGCGACCGTCATGGTGGAGACGGTTTGCCCTGGATTGTAGTCAGGCACCAGGGAGCTCGAGACCGGTTGAGTGAAGGCCTGCACCTCCAACGCCACCCCCTCACACTCCAACAACAAGCCGCTCGTGATTGAGAGCAGGCGAAATACGTATGTGAATCCGTCGCTGGTGGTGGTTGTGATCCGGTATCCAGGATAGAGGTATAAGTACGTCCAGGGAAGCGTGAACTTATACTTGGTTCCCATCACATATTCTTGATACAGCACCCTCTGCGCGGCGGCCCTGGCCTCATCAGAAAGAGCCGTGACGTTGACTTCAATGGTCTTGACCTCTCGACCATCAGTGTTGCGCCTTTGATCCGACTGCATGTCTACATCCCAATCGGATCCTGGGTGAATGTATTTGACTTCCACCAGGCGTGGTAAGCTGGCTTGTTTTTCAACCACCGGCACGATGGTTTGAACAACGTCTTGAACCTCCGACTCAGCGTCAACCCATCCAAAATCACTCTCTGGTATGACAACAGTAGGTTCCTCACCATTTTCATAGGCGAGCAATTTTCCAGCGCCTTCGGTGGTGAAGTAATTGAACATCGCCTGAAGCTCGGGAGAGTCCATCACGGCGGCTGGAGAGTAGCGACCACCCTCGATTTTCAGCCCTCTCACCCAGGCTGAGCTCACGCTGGTAAAATCGAAGTCTTCAGAGGAAGAGGTGACGAATGGGCAGTCGAGACCCACCCCTCCGTTGTACAAAGCGGAAGCCTCGGAGTCGCTGAGAACCCTCTTCCAAAAGCCCCAACCATCCAGCACTCCGTCAAAGAAAAGACCTCCAGCATTCTCATTTTTACCAAAGAGCAGATTACTGGTTCCTCCAAAAACACCGGTGCTGTGAGCTGTAGTCGCCAGCGTTCCTTCATTGATGCGTATGTTGATGGTGTTGGATACGGAGTTGTGCCAGGCCCTGATGAAATACCAGGTACCCGCCACCATAGTGGTGGCGGACAAAACATTAACTGCGGACGTGCCATTGTTGGACACCCAAAACACCATTTTGTCGGTGGCATTGTCGAACTGAAGTATGAAAACCAGTTGACCTGTGGTGCCCCACATCCCCACAACTGCTTGGTCGGACGTGGTGTTTTCCAGCTTCACCCAACCAGCCCAGGTGAAGTCGATGTCGCCGTGCAACAAAGAGGCGTTGTGGGTGACCGTGAGGAACTGACTTGATCCAGACTCCAGATCGGCTCCATAACGAAGTTTGCCCACAGCCCTCGCTATCGACCCGGTGGGCACCAAGTGATTGGTCGCGATGGAATCCAAACGATCCCCCGAGACTTCATCAAACTTCCAGAATGATACCAGTCCGGTTGATAGGGCTGAGCCTCTCAATCCCTCTCGTTCACAAAAGGAGGCGAAGATCTGTGACAGGGTTTTGAGCTGTTGATGCTCCCAAACTCCGGTAAAGTTTGGGACAACTCCTTGCCATCGATCAAGTTTGAAGTTGGCGTGAACCACGTAGGCTCTTCCCCGATAGGCAGGAGTTGAGCCGTCCCCAAAACGCCCGTCAATGTCCGCTTCAATGGTGGGGTCCTGAAGTTGGGTGTATGAGCCTGGATAGATATTGGAAGGTGCGCCGCCTCCCTGAAAGCCTCCCCCAAAACCCCCTCCGCCACCTCCGGTGGGATCATCAGGAGGTGTGGGATCAAAGGGATCCACTGGCTCCAGAACAGAATTCAACCGGTTAAACGATTTGAGGTATCCTTCCTGCGGATCTGGCATGGAAGCCAAGGTGTAATCGGAGTCAGCCCCAACACCGGAGTCATAAACCCCACTGGCCAACGCCAGCTGTGGATCTTGATTGTAGATGATGTCGGCGTTAGCATACTCACGCGTCATGGTGAGTGGTCCCCTGGCAAACATCAGAGCTATGTCCAGGTCGTAGGACACCTGAATCACTGTCTCGGTTGGGGTGTGACCTTTTCCACCCCGTGTCTGTTGTTGAACTGGGGTCTCATGTTTGCGGAGTCCACTGGTCCAGATAATGATGGCCGGGACCTTCACTCCGCCGGCACCAGCGTTGGGTGCCGGTCCAATGTCGGTGGCCACCAATACTTTGCACTCCTGCATGCCAGCGCCGGTGCTCTGCACCGCTATTCCCAGCCAGAGAGGATAGGTGGGAGTGGGGAAAGTAAAGTTGGCGGGGATTATTTCGGCCGCCCCCTTGTAGAGCCTAAACCTGCCTTTTCTCAATTCCAGGGTGAATTCATCTCCGGTGGCCCAAGTGGTCACTCCCGCCAAACCCTGATTGTTGTTGTGCCTCAAGGTGATGGAGTTGTCCGGGGGATTCCATTGGATTCCGAATTTGAAGTCACTGTTGGCGTTGGTGGGACTGGCCGTGGTGGAGAATCCCGCTCCGGCGTACCCCGTCCCAATTTTGAACCGGATAAACGCCTCGTCCCCATCGTTTATTTGAACGTTGTGGGACATGCCGCAGTTCCAAAGACTTCCAGAACCAGACGTCTTGGTGTAGCCACCATCCCCCTCCGAAGTGCCGTTGACATTGTTTTGAGGAACTGGATTGGCGCCCACGGTGGGTGAGAAGCTGGGACTACCTCCGTATATTTCCGGAATAAACAGGCCCTGCTCAGAGTTCTGAAGCTGTATATTTCCGGTGAGCTGACCAACCCGCTGAGGTTTTTGTTTCGGACCAAAGGCGCGACTCAATGCATAACTTCCCATGGACACCGCGGTCGATACGGCGACCGCGATCAATATGCTCACAGGGTCCTTGAGCAGGCCGTCGCGAATGGCCTGAGCCAGTTCCTCCCGTTTTTGGTCAGCGACATCATCCAGTCGTTGGACCAACGGCTTAGGTTCCCACTTCACAAGAGCAGTGATCTCCTTCTTTTTCACGCCCCCACGGCCCTCCACACTGAGTGTATCCTTCGCTCCCAACGACCATCCATTCTGTGACGCCGCACACCACGCTCAGTGGCGTCAATGATGTACGTTGTGTATGACAACACTTGGTGAACAATGACCAAGTGCCTAGGAACATCTTTTTCTCTGCACTCTTCGTCACACACCGCCAAAACATCTCCGGCTTGACGAGACCCGTCCTTCACTCTTCGCAATTTTTTGTGTAGAACAAAAAGCATTTCTGCGCCGTCTTCCCTGAGGCGATAGTTGTTGATAAACACTTCTTCTTCCGGGCTGATCAAACCCACTGAGGGAGCCAGCGCCACCAAATAAATGAAGTTTGCGCAGTCCACAGCGCGACCCTTGATCCTACCCTGGTGGCGAAACGGGGTGTTGACCCAAGAGCGCGCTTCTTCAGCAATTCTGTCACCCAACGACTTAGTCATAATCACTCCGGATAGGTCAGTATCTTCTTCAACCCAGGTAGATCTGGCTCCGAGTTGGAGTCGATCATATCATTGAATTTGTCCCTGGCCTGTTCTCTGGTTCCATCGTATCCGGCTACCAGTTGAATAAGATCGTACTTGGTGATCGGCCAAGGAGTGGGCAGTTGTATTTCCAAACTGTTTCCAGAGTTTGATTTGACCTCCATACTTTGAAAACCAGAACCTATTCCCAGCTTTGCTCTGTCCAGGGTGGCTGAAGTGGCGAATAGAGCTATGTCCACTATCAACAGCTTCGCTGGCGTCACCAGGGAGGTGTACTTCAACGTCTCCACGCCGGCAGAGCTGACCAGGTAGTACCGAATCTTGTTGTCCGCGTCGTACTTGATGCGGATGTAGTCAGTGTCCGTGAAGCTGAACGCCGAGCCCTGGTACACTCCCAGCTCTTTTACTTGAGCAGAGCGAACTCCGGCAGTGTTGCCAAACTCCACGCCAAATTCTATCGTGGCTTGGGTCCCGTCACGATTCACACTGGACAATCCAAATGTCCGATACAGGTTGGCTGACGGAGCGCTGAGAAGACACTGTGCGTATTGACCGGCGGAAATGAACTCCACGCTGGCAGCTCCAGCGTTCCAAGCTGTGCCCCCAGACGTTTTTTGAAGTTGATTGTCAGCATTTAGTGTCACGTTCACCAGGTCTACCCAGGTGACCTGCCTGGTCAAAAAGGTTGCCAAGCCGTAACGGAAATAGTTATTTGGCTGTATCGTGCCGTCAACTGTGAAGTTGCGCCGGTCAGTGACAGCCGTGACCATCCGGTTGGAAGTGAAGCTGGTGGGATTGATTCCGGCTGGAAATGAATTCCTGTCAGTGGGAGAGGTGAGCTCTCCGAGCAGTGGTTGAAGGGCCTCTGACTTAGAGAGAAACTCCATCTTATAGGCCACGGAGTTCAGTATTTCCACCTTTCCCAAGAATCCTTCAATCCTTCCAGTAGAACCCTCACCCAAGTTCAGGTAATCAATGTATTCAAACACTATTGACGCCCTGCTCCAACGTCCCAGTTCCAGATCCCTTCGAGTGACAACCTCATCGAACACCCCCATGACCTCCACGCTGTTGGGACTGAGTCCTATTTTTTGAAGAGGCCTGGTGACCTCTGTGGAGGACACGGCGTAGGTCACTCCATTGAACACCAGCTGTCGAGTGTGTTGGGCGTACGCGGCCACCAAGCCGTCTTTGGACGTGATCTTCCAGATGGGACAAATGAAAGTTACGTTGCTCTGAAGCCTCTCCAACAAAGTGCTGGAGATGGGAGCGGCTGGAGTGGTGACAGACTGTTCTGTTAGATAAGCGCTATCGCCACTCGCGTTGCGTGCCCTTACTCTATAAAAATAGGTGGTGCTCTGAGCGACGGTGGTGTCGCTGTAGGTGACATCGTTGGCCGCGTTGGAATCGATCTCAGCGTACACGCCACCGGGGCCGGTTTTTCTCTCTATGCGGAACGAGGTCTCATCACCGGAATTATCGGTCCAGGTGAGATCGACTTGGGCATGGGAGACCGCCACCAAAATCAGGTTTGACGGCGCCGCGGGAGGTGATCCCGCCACGACAACATCCGCAGGAACCAGAGGAGCAAAAGAGTAAATCACCCTTGGGTGGGCTATGACGGTTGTTCCACTAACAGTGGGTGCGCCCCGTTTGAGACTGATTATGTCGCGGATGAGCGGGATGTACTCCACCAATCCGTTGGAAATGCACAGTGGAGACAAACCTTTGCCCAACGCGGCTCGCTCACCGGCGCTGAGAATCCTGTTCCAAATGGCAAACTCGGCGAGGTAGCCATCCCAATTTCTGGCTGAATCATTGCCGCGATTTCCGATGTTGTACTTTTGGGTTTCAGTCGCCGTGAACGTGCCCACAGGTGTGGTGGCCTCGGTCACCGTCTGGGGTGTCCCGTCCTGATCAATTATTGGGTCGTTCGTTGTGGCGCCATTGTCATATCCGATAAAGAAGTTGTGCCACTCATTGGCGTTGGGGCGAGGCACTGTCCAGGCGCCGTTGGTGGATGAGAACTGATGACCAAAATCGTAAGTGTTGCCAACGTTATTGTTGCTGAAGTTGATGCTGGAGTTACCACCAACCGCGTCACCCTTGTTGAACATGCGGCCACCAGCCCCTCCACCGTTTCCAATGCGGTACGCCCAGATGAAATAACTGGCCTGGGCCGGCTCATTGGTCAGCGCTGACTGGACGATGTCGCTTGAAGCCCCTCCAAACTGGCGTCCCATTAGGTCTCCTTCAGCTCAACGGCCACTAATTCAAGATCTCCTGTAGCGGTGTCGTTGGTGGTGTCACTGGGCTTTCTTTGTACTTTCAAACGGAAGGCTTCCCCCACGGCTATTGAGTCTATCTGTGCCCCGTTGGTGTGAACCACATTGACGATGTCCACGTTTCCGCTGGTTCCAGGCACGGCCGCCACGTTGACCCCATTGGCCGAAGCAAATCCGTCGGAGTCAATGTCCTGCTGAGCGTTTCCAATTCTCTCAAAGGACGTCTCCAATCTCACCTTACCTGTCGTGGCCGAGGTCATCGCGTAGTGCAGGTACACGGTGATGCCGCCGCCAGCGTAGCGACGCGGTAACACTCCAGTGAATATGGCCGTCTCATCAGTGGTGTCGTCAAAATCCAATACGGCGTGACCATTTCGAGTGTCAAACGTCGCGTTATTTGACGCGGGGGGCTCATTCATGAGCGGAGTAAAAATTAAAAGGGTATCTCCTGAAGCCATGTCATTCTCCCTATTCGGCCAATGTCACCTCAGCCTTGCAAGACAACTTTCCAATCTCCGGAGTGTAGTGCTTATTTGCACTGGTCTTTATCTGAATGTCGTAGTCATACTCCGTTCCAGGGGTCAACAGTTTGGTGTTCGTTGAGGTCAAATAGAACTTCAACACCGCGGTGCCATCGCCGGCGCCATTGTCGCTGATGTGGCCTTGAGCCGCGTCGTCCACCGTGTCTATGTCCTTTTGGAATACGCCAGGATCGGCGCCACCGCCAGGGGCTTTAACGGTCAGCCACGCTTGAGTCACGGTCTGACCGGTGGGGATATTGGTGACTGTGCGGATAACATCCAGATCGTCACCCTTGACAAAGAGATTGATTACTCCATCAAATGTTGGCATTGTTCGTCGCTCCTACGCTGATTGATGCTGAAAGGCCGGTATTTTGGTGAGTTACAGACACCAGAGCCGTGTCATTCGGGTCTATAGTTCTCGTGCTAGCGGAGTCCGTGTGATCCACTGAGATAGTGGCGGCGTTGACCCACACAGCCGGGTCTGAAGATGCACCACTCTCATCTGAAGGAAGGTTAAAAATGGCTTGCATGGGGTTGTGGTCGGAGTCCCGAACACCAGCATCTCCCGACGTTCCCGTCAATTCCACCACTTCCGGCACGCACTGGCCAGAGCCATTGAGACCATGAGGGCACTGAGCCCTGGTGTCCACCACCTCTATAGAGCGGAGAGTCAGTGTTGAATCTTGATATAACTTAAATCCATCTATCTCCCTAGTGTCATGCGTAATTACGGCGCTTAGGGTTTGGTCTGGACCATTGCCGTCACGGTCTCCCCAATTCGCTATTGCTTTTCCAGCCGCCACACCGGCCGACCACTGGTGAACTAGTCCCTTTCCAGTGAAGAGATCTTCTTGCAATCCATTTATGTAATTAACCCCTGATCCGTTTGTGGTCAGGTTGATAGCCGCGCCTCCAGGTGTCAACGATAGTTTGAGAGAATTAGTAGTGACATCCCTGACATAGTAAGTGGTGGACGGAGCCAGTGGTGATGGCAAGGTGCCCCCATCAGTGAACACCGTGACCGGCTGATTGGCAACCCACCAGTGATCAGTCGCCGTGAGCACATCGGTGGTGGAGTCGGCGGTGAATTGCACTTTTCTCGGGTAATCAGCAAACTGGAAATTGAAATCCGCCGCTATGATGTAATTGGGGTCAGATCCCACGATGGATGCTATCCAGGTCAATAGCTCTTTGATCTGCGCAACCCGGATGGTGGAGTAGGTAGACTGAAAAGCGTCCGCCCCGGCTGACCAAGCCAAATGGGTGCAAAATACATAGAACTGAAACCCGTCCACCGCCACCTTGACACCGACAGCCGCCTTATCCACAATGGTGCCATTCCAGGGAGCAAAGGCACCCTCACTCAAATCATGCTGATAGAACTGGATGAGGGTAACTCGAGAATTTTTGATCCAAATGGCCGGACCGTCTTGTTGACCAGCATCGTTCTCACGATAAACTGGCTGTGAAAACCCAGCCGCAGTGAGTCCAGCGTTGGCCCAGCCGTTATCTCCCGTGCCCTGTTCTTGGGTGCACAGAATGTCATTGGCGACCTTCATGCGATTCACTTGACGGGTGTAATTGGCTGGGAGACCATCCGTGCCCTCTCCGTGCTGTACATTCCACAGCCAAATAGATACGGTTCTAGGGGTGGTAACTGATTGCTCTGTTAAATACGCGCTGTCACCGTTGGAGTTGCGAGCCCTCACTCTGTAGAAATAGGTAGTGTTTGCCTGGGTGGTGACGTCGGAGAACTTCACCACATTGGACGACACAGACCCTATTTCAACGTATGTTCCTCCTGCGCCTATCTTCCTCTCAATCTGAAAGGAGGTTTCATTGTTGGAGTTATCAGTCCACAACAGGTCCACCTGGAGAGCGGACTTGGCTGTGAGTACCAAAGCTGAGGGGGCTGTTGGGGCTGATCCCCCTGATGCCGGGGTTGTGACAGACTGCTCCGCCAAATATGCGCTATCCCCTGCATTGTTTCTGGCTCGAACCCTATAAAAATACGTGGTGTTTGCAACAACGGTGTTATCACTGTAAGTGGAGTCATCGGCAAGGTTAGAGCCTATCTCCACATACGTTCCTCCCACCCCCGTCTTGCGCTCAATTCGAAAGCTATCTTCGTTGTTGGAGTTGTCAGTCCAAGTTAAGTTGACTTGGCTGGGGGAGGCTGCGTCCAGAATCAAATTTGTCGGCGGTGTCGGCACCATGACTCCTGCCTCAAAATCATCCCCAGAATATCCCGTGGTTGAGGACATAGCTCCGCTGAATCGCAGTCCAACTCGAGTGCCCGTGTGACCGTTAGATATGGTCCAACCGACCCTTTCCACTCCGCCGATCAAAGCCCGAAACTCCACATTGCCAGCGTTGAATCTTCTTTCGATGCGAGCGAGCCTCGTGTCTGTGGGGCTCAGTGCCTCAGTGAATGTGCCAAGCACTGTGACAGACCCACCGGAAGTGGAGCGCAGAGACCACTCATTGTTGCCATTGTTGTGGCGCAACCAAACGTAATCATCGTTCGTTGGGTGCAAGCTGATGACGATGGCGGCGTTGACGCTCAACGAAGACATAAGGGTGAGTGGCATCTGCACGTACCCATCACCGGACACAAGGGTGGAGTGCATCAACAGGGCCACAGAGCTGCTGACGTCCTTGGTCACCTTGTTGCTAAAGATAACCAGATTGGAGCCACTGATGGGGTGAAGGGACCATCCTCCAAATCCATTCAGAGTGGTGTTGTCTGCTGCGGTGAAGGGTTCTGTGATTAGTGGCATATTTTTACGTGAGTCCTAACTCTGCTGGAAGTATTTCCGCCATTTGCACTCCTTTGACTTCCGAGGCTATGTCAGCCCTCAGATTCAAGGAGTTCTGTAAAAACCTCATGGGCGTGTCGTACTCTCCCGACCAGGAGACCACCACACCATTGGCCGGGGCATTTGTGAAGACCACCGTGCCGGTGGTGTTGTCTACCGTGTACCCGGAAGCCTGAACTACTCCGTTGAGCATCACGCGAAAGGCCGGTACTCCGTTGGCGGCCGCATCCAAGCTCGGTATCACTCTCTGTGTGATACCGTCAGCTTCAAACAGGGTGGGGCATCCAGGGGCGAGCAAACTATTGACCACCGGTTTTATGCATCGCTTGTCAAAAATCCTCGCAGTTCCTGGGCGCTTAAACTCTCGAATGAGCTTCCAGGTTTTGCTCGCCGTTGTTCCGTCACTGATACCCAACACCTGATTGACCACGAAAAAATCGCTGAAGATGCGCACTCTCAATCCGTATCCACTGCCCAACCCACCGACCCAGATTTTCATCAAGTACTGAACCATGGCGTAGTTAAGCAGGTTGAGGTCAAAGGTCCACACCTGTTGAAAGTCAAAGCGAGTGACGTTGGTTTTATATACGCCCGTGGGAGGGTTACGGATCAGGGAGTTGTCGTACTCCGGCCCTCCCACGGCGTCCCCCGCGGTGAATATGTTTGGATCAAGCAGAATCTCATCAAACAGGTATATGACGGCCATGTGTCCCTCAGTCGAGTGATCTTGAAATTGCTGCGGCCACGGTCTCAGCTAACTCGCGCTCTGACTTGGGATTGGAGTAGCTGGACTTGCCGCGTCTATCATTGACGTTGATGGTGACGTTGATGTTCTTTTCTTTTCCCTTGTCGCCAAAGGCTTCATGAGTGGGCATGATGTAACCAGAGCTACTTCCAGTGAAGAACATTGGTTCTGGTCCCCGCTCATTGATGGGGAACACCTCATTAGGGCCAAAGTATCCTCCAGAGGCCATGCCTCCCACCCTCCTGGGGCGACCAACTCCTCCAGACGGGGCGTCAGTGGGAGTGGCGGTGCTAGTCACGCTCTCCCTCTTGCCACCGAACTGTCCTCCGATACCCGCACCAAGCCCCTGTAAAGCACCAGTGAGTCCGGCTTGTAACAATCCACTCCAGAACCCCTGCTTGGCCGGAGTCAGGGCCGAGATGATGCGAGTACCCATGGAGTACATTTGGGTGATCAGGTTACCCACATTGGCGTTGGTGTTGTTGTTACGGTCTCTGGTCTGCTTAGTTATAGAGGCGGTGATATTGGTGGAGGAGGTGGATATGTCTTTGGACGACGCTGGCGCTGAGGAACCTCCAACCGTTCTTGGGCGCACTTGTCCCGTGCCTCCGGCGGTGAAAGTAGAACCACCTCCCAGTGACACCGAGTTGTTTCCTCCAAACAATCCGTGAAGCACATCATGGGCCACGCTGGTCAGGTCAAACCCGCCACCGCCGCCACCCCCGGCCACTCCAGAGGAAAGGGTCATGGTCAAGTTTTGCAGCGCAAGGGTATTGGCGGTCGTAGCCGTGGTGTTGCTGGTGATAGCGACGTCTGGTCCTTGAGGCGCCCCTTGCCTTCCAAGGCCAAC